CGTGAGATCCTATCACTCGGCATGGATTTCTACAAAGGCCAATACGCGACCGTGCGGTATCAGACACTGACGGAACGTGGGGTGCCGCAATTTCCACGGGTCATCAACATTCGGGAACATGGCGACTTTTAACGGATATGACGAAACCAAATTCCCACTGGATGCACCTCCACGTGAGGAATTGGTACCATTCGCAAATATCATGCTAAACGTATTTGACACGGATGCGTATTTGCGGCTGTCGTATATCAAAGTCTACGTCCTTCAATTCTTTGTTGGATTGTGGGGTGTGATAAGTATTACCTTCGATAGACCTACGTCGGGGTGGGGCATTGTCTGGACGGTACTAATATTTGCCATGTTCTTGCACATGGCAATCAAACGGCATCGTTATACGGTAGACGTGCATGATATATATGACTCTATCAAAGCAGATGCGTGGGTGAATATCGATAATAAAGTGGAGTTGTTAGAAAAAGTCGATTCCATCGCAACATATGGACCAACCGCGTCTGTTGCATCTTTGAAAGAACGTGTGGTGGTGGGTGCCCTATATGCTACCGGATGGTTATATTTTGCAGGTAAGGGCATTGAATCTCCGTTACACATAGCTGCAAGTTTTCTAATAATTGTGACTGGGTGGGTTATTATGGGACGTTTGTTCAATTGGTTAAATACTGAAAAAGGGATGCACCGTGTACGACACCAGCGTGATGATTCGGCTTCAACAGATGGCCCGAACCGCAGCAAATAGATTCTATGGGTTAGAGGAGGGGGATTTTTTGAGTGAAGCGTGGTTGGCGTACGATTCACTCAAAAAATCTGGTAAGCCGGATGCCTATGCGTTTGCCGGTGCGGAATATGCGATTAAGTCGGCCATGGTCAATTGGATAGAAGTGGCCAGAGGGGGAGTGATTATTGATGGGGTGGGGTCGGAATCGGCTATGAATGGAACCGAATATCATAAACCGGTTCGATTGCGTACCCGTCTACCCCGTGTGGTCAAACGATCTCTCAATACGCTCTCCAAGAAAGAGAAACGGATTCTCTATCTAACGACCATGTGGAATAGAACGAATGCAGAAATTGCGTTAGAATTGGATATTCCAGTTGGTACGGTAGCGAGTGCACGGCATAAGGCACTGATTAAGCTCCGTATGGAATTAGGACTTATTCCAAAACATACGGCGTCGAAAGGTGGTCGTCCAACTGAATATCCACCGTTCAAAGATCCGGATGGGAACATACATATAATCATAGGATCGATGAAAGAATTTGCCGCAGAACATGGATTAGATGCCAAGGCCATGTTAGCTGTAAAGTCCGGTCGGCAAGCTCAACATAGAGGATGGACCGTTTATACCGAGGAAAACAATGAGTGTAAAAATATTACGGAACAATGACGGGGTAGAAGTCGGTAGCGTGTATACGAACGGGGATTCACATATCCTACGTAATAAGCGTGGCACGGAATTGGGACGATATGATGCCAAGACCGATGTGACGAAGGATGCCACCGGAAAGATCGTCGGACGGGGTAATCTGCTGACGTATCTATTAGGTACCGATACATGACGTTACCGGCTAATGCATGGAAGGGTGTCGACCTCATGGCCCATCCTGATAGAATATGGTTGGAGATGCAGCGAGACATAGAAACGATGACTAAGACCAATGTGACCCTTGACATCCGTTTCTAACTGATGTATGATATGTATAGGGGTAAGATGAAAGATGGCTTCGGCTGAGTAGTCTTACCCTCGCAGGACGACAATCACTCTGATACAGATAAGAGGCTCTATATGACACGCAGCATGAAACCCACTGTCAAGGCCGACGTGGGTATTTTAGTAGGTAGATGGCAGGTTCACGAACTCCATGAAGCCCATAGAGAACTGATTGATACGGTCAAGGCAGCACATGACCGTGTGATCATCTTTGTTGGACTTTCGTCGTTACGGAACACCCTGAACAATCCATTGGATTTTGATACTCGGAAGCGGATGATTCTTGAGCAATATCCCGATATCGAAGTCTATTACGTGGAAGATCATCCCTCCGATGAAGTGTGGAGTCGGACGCTGGATGCACTGATCGACCGGTGGCTCAAACCCTATCAGACGTGTGTGCTGTATGGGAGCCGGGACAGTTTTCTACAGTATTATAGCGGGAAATTTGCCACCCAAGAACTGGAATCCACCAAGTTCATTTCTGGAACGGAGATGCGGCGGCGGATTACCAATAGCTTTCCGTCATCCCCTGCATTTCGTGCCGGTATGATCGCTGCCAGTATGAACCGATATACCAGCGCACTACCCACGGTGGATATCGCGATCCTGTCAGATGATCGTACCAAGGTGTTGATGGGTCGGAAGCACACGGACAGCGGTCTACGTTTCATTGGTGGATTCGCGTCAACGACCAGTCGAACATATGAAGCGGATGCACGTCGGGAAGTGATGGAAGAGACGCACGTTGAAATTAGTGATCCGGTGTATATCGGTAGCACGCTGATTAACGACTGGCGATATAAGAACGAGAAAGACAAGATCAAGACCATGTTCTTTGCTGCCACCTATCTCTACGGACGCCCCCAAGCGGATGACGATATTGCATCGGTAGAATGGATCGCAACATCGGAATTGATTCGCAACGTTCCCGTCATTCCTGAACACGTCCCCCTCGTGACGATGCTCGCTGACTATCTCGCTAAATTGACCAGAGGATAACATGTCAAGCATTCAAGAGCGCATCGATCAACTCAACGCAGAAAAAGAGAAGTTGGAAGCCGAATTATCTAAGCTTCGGGAAAAAACCACACAACCTATGATAGTGTTGGCAGATGAATTACATGGATTGCTCTGTCACAATAATCACACGGATGGGTGTGGATGGGAGTATGACAATACCCCCAACCATTATTTTAGAAAGGGATCGTCCCGACGTTACCACTATCAGATGGCAGAATTGTTGTGCAGCCGAGCCAATCTGACACCAGAAGAAGCTACCAATTTCCTGTCCGCGTTAATCTACGCTAGACGTAATACCAAGTGTACATAAGAGGATATCACCATGGTCGCATTTAACTTTTTGTTCGATAACCCCATTCTGTGGGCAGACGGCTACAAATATTCACACTGGCCTCTGCTGCCGGAAGGGACCACTAGTACTTACACGTATTGGGAACCGCGTGGTGGCCGATCTGCGGAGGTGATGCCGATAGGGATGCAATACTACCGGGATATTTATCTCGCACGTAAGATCACGATGGAACATATTGAAGAGGCGGAATCCTATCTCACGCCATACTTCAATGATGCCACCATGTTTAATATGGACGGCTTCTTGCGTATCGTCCGCGAACATGATGGACACTGGCCGATGCGAGTTCGCTTTGCACCGGAAGGGTTGCCCATTCCCACACGTAATGTTTTCATGGATACAGAATCCACCGATGAAAAATTGCCGTGGGTACCGGGATTTATGGAAACGTTGGAATCTCTGTTGTGGTATCCGTCTACCGTGGCAACACTCAGCCGCGAGATGAAGAAAGCGATTCTCGCGGGTCTGATTAAGAGCGGCACGCCCAGTACTATTCATCAGCGACTGGTTGATTTTGGGATGCGTGGCGTGTCGAGTATCGAATCGGGTGGTATCGGTGGGTTTGCTCACCTAGCCAATTTCTCTGCATCGGATACATTGTCGGCACTGAAGGTTGCACGACAGATTTATGGTGAACCGTGCGCCGCTAACAGTATTCCCGCAATGGAACATGGTACCGTGCTGCCATGGCTCAAATCCGGTGAATACAACTCGTACAAGAATATGATCCAGCAGTACGGTAATAGTGGTGCTGGTGCATATGCCATCGTGATCGACTCCTATGATCCGTTCGAAGCGGTAGAGATTTTTGGGCGACAGCTTCTCAATGTGGTGCGCGGGTCCACGAGTATGTTGATTCTACGTCCGGACTCTGGGGTGCCACATGAAATCATCCGTCAGTTGTGTGAAAAGTTGGAACCCACGTTTGGGTCAACGGTGAACGAGAAGGGTTACAAGGTCATCAACAGTGCCCGATTGATTCAGGGTGACAGTATCTCGGAACCGGTTGATATCACGCGTATTCATGACGCTTTGATGGTACGTGGATGGTCAGCCGATATGGTGTCCTTTGGTTCGGGTGGTGGACTGTTGCAGAAGATGGATCGCGATACCCATAAGTTTGCCATTAAGGGGTCGAGTGCCATCATCAACGGTCGTCGGGTTGATTATCGGAAGGAACCGGTTACCGATATTTCGAAGTGGTCCAAGGCCGGTCGTCTCAAGCTGATTCGTGGAGACGATGGTGTATTGACCACCGTACCAGCCACAGAAATCGGTCACAACCTGTTGAACGTGGTGTATGAGAAGTTGCCGGGACAGCCGCTACAACTGCCTACGAATCACACACTAGCCGAAATCCGTGCCCGTGCCGAGCTTCCTATCGATGACTGGAATAGACAGGTATGATGACCCTTGACGAGATGCAGCAGATCCTGTTGGAAATCAAATACGATAAGCCAGACTGGTTCATCGTATTGGGTGGAAACGGGGACACCGATGTATATCTTCAGGTACAGTTCTGGGACGTGGATGTAGACGCCCCAGAACTCGGGAAGGTGATCCAGAAGTGCCGAAAGTGGCGACTATCCAAGCACATGACGAAAAGTGAAGTGGTCATGACGGCATGGAAAGCGATTCAAGCCGCCGAGATGCATGAGGCTGCGGAAAAGTTTCTCTACAAGGGGGTTCGTATTTTCAACCCGCACGTAGATGTCGATGCGCTAGTTGATTTATACTCTCAGAACGACGTATTGGTCCGACGCGCATAATACCACCACGTTGATAAAATCCCCTATGCGATGTATATTGATCGCATAGGGGATTTGTGTTTTCTTTTACGTATATATTATGAAAACTGATATATTAACTGACTTCATTGCGAAGTATAATTTACCCTCTGGGGAAGTTGAAGTAGCCAAATGGAAGTCCACGGGATCGTCATTGATTGTTCGATTTTCAACGGCAGATGAAAGCTGTTTTGGATATGTTGAGACGCACAATGCAGATCTACCATCCGGCGAATATTTCATCACGGATACGAGCACACTACGATCACTGCTCAATGTACTTGGCACCGATATTACCGTCACGACCAAGGAACTGAATAATGTTCCGGTATCCATGCACATCACCGATAAGAAGAACAAGATTGCGTTTGCGTTGGGTGATGACCGTATGGCCAAACGGATTCGAAATGCCAATGTAGAACCTGACGCAGCAGATGTCATGGTATCGGCTCCCATCACGCCTGAGTTCATGACAGCATTCTTGAAGGGGAAGAGTGCCCTACGAGACGTATCCACGTTTACGGTGTGGTCTGACGGCTCTACCACGGAGCTTATTATCGGGTATGAACAGCGATCTAATAGCAACCGTGTGACCATTGCACCTGACGCGACCATACAGAAGCCCTTATCGCACACCAGTTTTCTCAACCAATATTTGTACGACATCCTGAATGCCAACAAAGGATCTACTGGGGTGCTACAGGTGGTTCAGATCGATGGGGCTGCTCCGTTTATACGCGTACACTATAAAACTCCGGAGTGGCAAGCGACTTATATCATCAATAAACAGGAAGACTGATGCGAACAAATATGCTATGGTGTGAGCAGTATCGTCCCACTGCGATGGATACGTATATTGGAAATGACGCCATTAAGACCAAGATGAATCGATATATTGCTGACGGGGATCTTCCGCACGTGTTGTTCATTGGACCACCGGGAACTGGGAAGACGACCTTGGCTAAGATCCTCGTGGCGCACATCAATGCCGACGTGTTGTTTCTCAATGCCTCGGATGATAATAACATTGAAACCGTGCGTGGTAAAATTCGTGGATTTGCCTCTACGCATGGGTCAAATCCGTTGAAAATTATTGTACTAGACGAATTCGATGGGTTCAGTCGGGCCGGTCAGGATGCGCTCCGTAATTTAATGGAGAAGTATAGCCTCACCACCCGATTCATCCTAACCGCTAATTATGTTGAGCGTATTTCGGATGCCATTGTCAGTCGAGTACAGACGTTCCGCATTGAACCGATGACCGTCAAGGATGTATGTGTGCACATGGTACATATCTTGAAAGATAAGGGAGTTACGTATAAGCCCGCCGATGTGAAATTCATGGTGGAAACCTATTATCCCGATATTCGTAAAGTCATTAATGAAATACAGCTAAATACTGTTGATAATGCGTTGGTGTTGGATGAAAAGAAGATCAATGAAAATGATGTCAAATATCAAATCATTAAATTGTTGGCTAGTGCCACGTCACGGGATCGGAAAGACGTATTCACCGCCATCCGTCAATTGGTAGCGAATGCACAAATTCGTGATTTTTCGGATATATTTAGAGTCTTGTACGATAAGGTCGACCAATTGACCACAAATGAGGCCAAAGTTCCTGAATTGATACTAATTATTGCTGAAGGGCAGTATCGTGATAGCTCTGTGGTAGACAAGGAAATCAATGCGATGTCTACTATTATCCAACTTCTTCAAACTCTTACGTAATCTAGTTATGTCTTCAAAATTCGGTGGTCGTCCACCTCAAGCCCCGCCCATTGATCCGTCCGTCATTTTGGAAAATAGTACGGATGTCCGCTGTGAAAAATGTGGTAATGCTACATTTGCACAAGTATTTCTCATTAAACACATTTCAAGCATTGCCTCGCCAACCGGAGAAGAGGGTATGATTCCGATTCCGACGTATGCGTGTAACGTGTGTAATAATGTGAACAAAGAGTTTATTCCAGCCATTCTCAGAAAGACAGATGGGCGGGAAACAACTTCCAACAAAATCACCCTTGTAAAGGAATAATCTATGTCTAGAAATGCTGCAATTCTTGCCGAAGCCCGTAAACGTGTCCGTCAGAGTTTCCCGAATGGGGGAGATCCGGAATCCGCCTATCAAATCCCGGTATTAGTCAAGGGATTGGATAAGCTCCAAGAGGCACTTGCGCCGTTTGCCCGTATTGCCGTCGCTGAGGCGGAAGTCGCTAAGGTAGTTGGTGAAGATCACTTGGTATCATGTCGACTAGGTGATTGTGTGAAGGCACTTAAACTTCTCCAAGCCATGGAAGCCCCTGACCGTAAGCCTGAAAACTTTGGCTCACCGGCCTAACGATGGCCATTTCAGTGTGGGAGCATGTTAATCATATCCTACAGCATCAAACGTCTGACTATTACACTCTCTTAGAGGATGCTGATAGAAAGACGTTTAATGTTTATATGATTAATCGATTCATTAGTATGAACCAAGATTACATTTTGACGGTGAATGAACTGCAGAAGTATTACGGATCTATTCCTGATAAGCACGTATATACGCTATATCGGACGGTATTTCCTCGTCGAAAAGTATTCTCTAAATATGTTAAGGCTGATAAAACTGAGCGTTATGACGAGTGGATGGTATCCATTATCACACAAGAGTATTTGGTGAGTCGATCTGAAGCTACTACTTACTTAGATATTTTGTTTAAAACGGATGCGGGAAAAGATGAACTCCGTAGCATTTGTCGAGGGCGAGGTATCGATGACAAATTCATCAAGAAAATCAAATGACAGACCCACGAAAAATTAGTTACTCGCAATATTCAATGTGGTCAAAATGTCCACATCAATGGAAACTTAAATATGTTGACAATATTCGATTTTTTGACGCAAGCATTGATACAGTGTTTGGAACGGCTATACACGAAACTATTCAAGCGTGGCTATCGTCGCGTTATGCACTTACTGGGGAGCAAAGCAATGGCACCTTAGAACAGTGGACCACATTTTTCAGGGACGCATTGAAGAAAGAATTTCAAAACAATGTTACCTATGATGACGATAAGAAACCGATTTTTGTGTGTGACTTAGAGACGGTGAAGCAATATTTTGAGGAAGGATGCATCATCTTATCCAATATATTCGTTGAAGCCGATACCTATTTTCCGACACACAATACAACGCTGATGGCCATTGAATATGAATTGGATATTCCGATAAATGACCACGCGTCCTTTACAGGATTTATTGATATTCTGTTGTACAATGCCGAAGATGAACTGTACACGATTGTCGATCTAAAGACTTCCAAGAAAGGGTGGTCGTCATGGCAAAAGAAAGATGACACGAAATCAGAACAAATCATTCTCTATAAAAACTTCTTCGCACAACAATTTCAAGTTCCACTCAAAAACATTGCCGTCGAATTTATCATTCTTGCCAGACAGAGCGATTCACCACGACTAGAACGTTTCTCCATTAAAACACCAGCATCGGTTGTGAAAACTGCTTCTTTAAAATTCGAACATTTCATTAAATCATCGTTTGACATTGATGGTGCACCACGGCATGATAATTTTCCACCAACTCCATCTAAATCGTCGTGTAAATTCTGCGTGTATAGAACTCGTAAAGAATTGTGTGCAGTCGGAGTTGAATAATTGAGAGCGGTATGTCATATGATCCGGCAAAATCGGTTATTGACCTTATCATGGAAATTCGAACACTTCGTCAACAAAATGATATTGATGCTGGTGCGTATATGACGGTTGTAGTAGAGGCTGAATCATTGCAAGAAGCACAGACAATATTTCAGCACAAAGACTTCATAGAACACATGGCTATATGCAAATTGTTTTTTCCATATACATTAGAAGAATATGAAAATATGTCCCAAACATAGTAGAAATCTACTAAAATCTACTATGTATAGCTGTACCTTTACAGAGAAGCATTATGCCATCAATTCGTCCAAAAAATAAAGTGAAATACGAATCGGTACAAATTAGTAGTGAAATTAAACAGCAAATTAAGGTCTATGTTGAACAACGAGGATTGAAGATAGGGAAATTTGTTGAAATAATGTTTCATGCATACATGTCCGGTTCCACTCATTAACAATAGGTTAGTATCAAATGACCCAAAATGTTACACCATTAGAATTAGATGTAAAATCGATGTTCTCCAAAGCACTAAAGAACGGTTATATTCGTCGAGAAGATCGTAAGAAAATCCTACTCCTATCTGATGATTTGCGGCTTCCATCTGGTGTAGGAAATATGAGCCGAGAAATTGTACTAGGTACCGCCCATGTATTCAATTGGGTTCAGCTTGGTGCCGCACTCAACCATCCCGAAGTCGGTAAGATCGTAGACGCCAGTGAGTCATTAGGCAATGATATAGGAATTAGCGATGCCTATTGTCGCATCTATCCGTATAATGGATATGGTGACCAGAATATCCTCCGTCAGTTGATTCAAATTGAACGACCGGATGCCATTCTACATTTCACCGATCCTCGATATTGGACGTGGTTATACGAGATGGAACATGAAATCCGTACCAAAATGCCGATTATGTTCTATCACGTGTGGGATGATCTCCCGTTTCCCAAGTACAATGAGCCGTATTATCGCTCATGTGATTATATTGCCAACATTAGTCGTCAGACGTATAATATCGTACGACAGGTATGGAAGAAAAATGCACCCGCTGACTGGCAAATTGAATATATTCCCCATGGTATTAATCAGAATGTATTCAAAAAGCCGACTTCCGTAGAAGATTTGGCGCGGGTACAAGAAATTCGTGGAAAGCTGTTTAATAATGAAGATGTAGATTTTGTCATTTTTTACAATAATCGCAACATTCGTCGAAAGATGACCGGTGATGTAATTATGGCGGCTCGTGAGCTTGTATTAGGGCTTCCCAAGTCAGCACAAGATCGGGTGCGTCTGTTGATGCATACACAGCCAGTTGATGATAATGGTACCGATCTTATTCGTCTCATTAATGATGTTGCACCGGAATTAAAGGTAGTGTTTTCCACAGATCGAGTGTCGAATCAAACCATCAACGATTTATACGCAGCATCTGATGTCGTCATCAATTTAGCATCCAATGAAGGATTTGGATTGGGCACGGCAGAAGCATTGATGGCGGAAAAGATGATCATTGTGAATGTCACTGGTGGATTGCAGGATCAATGTGGTTTTAAAAATGAAGCCGGTGAATACATCCATGAAGATCGTGAATATAACGAACAATGGGGATCAAACCACGATGGTCGTTTTAAAGATCATGGTGAATGGGTCATTCCAGTGTTTCCTGTCTCACGCGCATTAATTGGGTCACCACCGACTCCATACATTTTTGATGATCGCTGTTCGTGGGAAGATGCGGCGGTAGCTCTTCGAACCGTGTATGACATGCCAGCAGAAGAACGTGCTCGACGTGGCGCACTTGGTCGTGAATATCTAATCGATTCTGGATTTACTGCAGATACTATGAATCAAAAGTTCATTGACGGTATCAACATGGTACTTTCAAAGTGGACGCCACGGAAACGTTTCACATTGTCAAAAAGTCTATGACAGCACGGCGACTATTGGTGTTGCATTTAGTGCAATATGATTCGGACTCGTTTAATGAACAGGAATGGCGAGATACGTTTAAAGGTATGGAAGCATATACCACTGATGTAACACACTATGAATATCTACAACGTCATAGCCGTAATATGTTTTACAATCCAGATCTTCAACGTGATGAAATAGGTAACTATCCAGATACGCTATTTTTATTGACTCCTATTTGGGGTGATGAAAATATATCAGAAGATCACCCCGATACACTATTTTTATCGACACAGTTAGGTGATGAAAATAATGACCCTCAAACAGAATTAACATGAAACCGATTTGCTTAATACAATCTCCACTTGCAACTCGTAGTGGATATGGTGATGCCGCTAGAGATATTGCACGTCATATTATTGAGTTAGGTGTCTATGATGTCATACTAGTAAGTTTACCATGGGGTAGTACTCCTATGACGGCATTAGATCCTACAAAAGATTTTGAATTAATTGGTCGTATTGCAAATATTCCAGTACAACTTCCACGTCAGCCAGAGTTGTATATTCAGGTGAGTATTCCAAGTGAATTTCAACCGGTTGGTAAATACAACATTGGCATTACCGCTGGTATTGAAACCAATGCATGTTCATTAGAATGGTTGGAAGGATGTAATCGAATGGATGTCATTTGGTGTATGAGTAATCATGCAAAGAATGTATTTCAAAATACGGTTGTGGATCAGCGCAATCAACAAGGTCAAACGGTGCGTCAGGTGAAGTTAGAAAAGCCTATCGATGTATTGCACAACTGTGTAAATCTTGGTACGTTTCATCCACGTGATATGACCGAAATTCCAAAAACTATCCGTGCTGAATTACAGGCTATTCCAGAAGATTTTGTATTTTTGTTTGTCGGACATTGGTTAAAGGGCAATGTAGGTGAAGACAGAAAGAATGTTGGATTATTAGTCAAGATATTCTGTGAAGTCTTTAAAGATATGCCACCAACCAAGCGCCCTGCCCTGTTATTGAAAACAAGTGGTGCCGGATTTTCGCATATGGATCATGATGCCATTATGACCAAGATCCAACAGATTCGGGCATCTGTGACGCCGAATCCACCTAATGTGTATCTATTGCATGGGGATTTAACTGACGATGAAATGAGTGGATTATATAACCATCCGAAGATAAAGGCCCACGTCAATTTTACAAAGGGTGAGGGATTCTGTCGTCCATTGCTAGAAGCGACTACAAGCAAAAAACCGATTATTGCGAGTGGATGGAGTGGGCATCTTGATTTTCTTGATCCTGAAAATGCCATCTTGTTGAATGGTACGCTTACTAAAGTCGATCCAAGTGTAGTATGGCCGGGAGTCATTATTGAGGAATCGTCATGGTTCTCCGTTGATACCAATATGGCTGCAACTGCTATGATGGCAGTGTATCGCAACTATGATAAGTTTTTACCACGGGCCGAGAAATTATACAAGAAAACGAAAGAGAATTTCGCATATCAAATCATCAAAAATCGTACCAAAGAATTGCTTGACAAATATGCTCCGCAATTTCAGATGGTAGCACCGCTGTCATTGCCAAAACTCAAAAAAGTTTCATTGAATAAATAACATGACTACTCCGGATATTAAATGGGCACAAGAAGGTGAATTGTCAACCCATCGTGGTTTTGTCCGCAATGAACGCTCTATGCTTGGCGTCTCCCGGTTAACACTGGGAGATGTCATTGCGTTTGTGTATCTCGGAAAACCCCGATTCGTAATGGTGGTTCATCCGAATTGGGAAGGGAAGCTACATGGCTTGGATCTCAAGAACATTAGTCGCGATGTCTTGCTTCAAAGTATTGTCCCGCGTTTAGACACTGTGGTCGATCCCAAGATTTTCTATGATACGGTCTACAAGAAAGACGTGCTCTATTCCTTGGACGCCTATCGTACCTATAATCTCGACAAGATTCAGACCATCATGAAATACGATTATGATGTGCCGAACGTGTCCGATGAATTTACCAAGCGGCGCTATAACGATAATGACCTATGAAAGTTACCGGTGCCGTAGAAATTGATATTCCGTGGAAGGAACAAACCCGTATTATCAAAACCATATTTTATAATAAGCTGCGAAGACGTGGTGATGACTACGATCCGTTTACATCACCCAAACCAATTCATGTGAATAGTCGCGTGGATATCATCAAACAGATAGATGGTCGGGAACAAATAATTATCGACGGTTCGGAAGTATACCGTAATGATGTCACTGAATTAGAACGCGCTATGATATTGGTATTGAAACATTTAGAGGATATGCAATGAAAGTTTTGTTTCGCATCAGTGATAATGGGTATGTCAAGCCTAAATTACCCAATGCTACGAAGAAAAACTGTCTCTTGAATTTCATGACACACTGGCCGTTAGCTGAAGTTACGGTATATAAGGATCGCTGTGCACCGGCTACTGAAGAATTTCTCACTGACTATGCAGATATCACAGGACTAGATATCCAGCCAATTGATGGGGGTAGTTCAGCCGGTAGTTGGCGTATTGTGCGTGATATTGCGTTAACACTACCAGATGACGAGATCGTCTACTTTGTTGAAGATGACTACTTCCATTTACCCAATTCTCGCAAGGCGATTTTAGAGGGGTTAGAACATGCTCACTATGTTACTCTATATGATGCTCCTGATAAGTATGTACCCGCTAAGTTTGGTGGAAACCCGTTTATTGAAGATGACGGTGCAGATGATACCCGTGTCATCCTCACGCCTACGACTCATTGGCGGATCACGAACTCGACGACGATGACCTTTGCAACACGAGTGGGAACATTACGTGCAGATAATGCAATTTGGACCCAATTTACGGACGGTACACATCCACACGATTTTCAAGCCTTCTTAGCGTTGCGAGATTTTGGACGGGTATTGATTTCACCCATTCCGTCGCTATCTACCCACTGTGAACCGGCATGGTTAGCCCCTCGTGTTGATTGGAGTAAATTGTGAGCTTTATTCGTCGCGAAAGTTTGTTGCATCATGCTAGTGAACCAAGTGCTAGTTTTAATGCATTCTATAGTATTGTGGGCGAAACAGACACCCATTTTATTGCAACGTGGTTTTTTGATTATCGTCAACAACTAGATATTCCAAAAGATCAATGTGAGTTGCAATATGGTATTGAATACACATGGTATAGATGGAACGATCTTTAACTTTATTACCGGTATTAGTATGAGACAGCAAATCTATAAGATGATGTTTGAATTTGAGAACAACATTTCGTTACCTATTTCGTTAGCATGCATCGATCCTGAAAAGATCCCAGAGCTAATCGAAAAGCATAAGACATTATACGAATCGGTCCAGCGATCTAAATTCAAGTCGTTTCGTATATTAACGGTAATGCCTACGATTCAGTTGACCGAAGAGAATTATATCAAAGAAATGCATTACTGTGATATCCGAGAACTTGATATGGATACCCAATTAGAAGAAAAGTCGGTCGTACAAACTATTAAGATCTCGCCCGAAGAAGCTGCACAATATGGCATTCTTCCGAGTTATTGATAATGCCACTCCCTATGAAATTCAATGTGAAAGAGTATGTGTTAGGTGCGGTATATGATCATCTGGCGACATTGGATAAGACCGATAAGTTAGATCCAGTAAGTATTCGGGAAGCGGTGCACCTTCACTTGAATAAAATACTTCCATCCAACGAATTCTTGGTGAATGTAAAATCTGAATTCGGCGCAATCAACGGCACGGTATATATCAAGTTTGTTGATGGTAACTTCAAAGCATCGGAGTTCGTACTTTATCCCAAACATTAATGCGAAAAGATATACTAATTGGTGGTATTGACACATACTCATGGCAACAGATTGCGCCATGGGTATTGTCAATTAAAGAGACAGGATTTACGGGCGACATCTGGTTGGTAGCCTATCGTATCGATCCGGTCGTTATTTCCACCCTAGAAGCCCATGGCGTTAATGTCTATCAGGTGGAACATGATCCGTTTATGCGTCCCATCAATCATAGTGCCCATGGATCAACATCTGCACACAATCTCCGGTTCTATCATATCTGGGAGTTGTTGAGCCGATTGAATGCTGATGAATATGACTACGTTATCACCACTGATGTGAGAGATGTCGTATTTCAAGTTGATCCATCTATCTGGTTGCGCAATAATATGGTTGGTGAAAAACCGTTGATTTCTCCCTCTGAATGCATCTTATACAAAAATGAAGAATGGGGTAAGCAAAATTTTCTTGATAGCTATGGGTCGGTTATCTGGGAGTTAGAGATGCAAGACAAAATGTCGTGTAATGTAGGTACTATTGCCGGTACATTTGAGGCTATTAAACGAGCCTGTTTGCAAATTTATGAAATGACCCTTGGACGCAGTTATCCATCAGATCAGTCGTCATGGAATTTATTGACGCATGTACTATGGAAATCCGATATTCGAATTGCATATGAGTTTTTCGATTGGGCTGCACAAATCGGAACAACGTTAGATCCTACCAAGCCATGGTTATGGGATCGATTGAGCGAAGCACAACCAACTATCCGATCTGATAATATGGTGATATCATCCAATGGTGTGCCCTATGTTATCGTCCATCAATGGGATCGTCATCCGCTTCTACGACAACACTATTTACAAAAATACCATGTATAAACTGTTATTTGTAGTACACCGATATGCGCCCTATCCCGGTGGGTCTGAATATTACACACACAATCTAGCCAAGGAAGCCGTTAGACAGGGGCATGATGTGCTGGTGTTGTCTGACATTCACCAAGGAGATTTTGAGGGCGTAGCAGTCACCTCAGACCGTCGTGTGGTGCGTGATATGAAGTTTGACCTGATCATTGTTCACGGATCATGTCCAACACAAGATTTTGTGCATGCTGAATACAACCTTCCAAGTCCTGTATACTACATGTTAATAGAGCCACCAAAGAACATGGTTGCTCGGGAATACGGGACGCGAAATGCAACATGGATTGGATATGACACGACGCAAGATTATAGATATATTGAATCCCTTCCTGTAGATTTACATCGTAAAGCGGTGCCATATGTACACGGAATTCCACATAGTGCCAAAGGAACCGCAGGGCGTATTAAAGAATTGGTTGGGGTGAAGACCAAATATATGGCCATGGCAGCGGGTGGATATTGGCCACATAAACGATTCCATGATATTGTAACTGCATTCAATATGGCAAATCATCCCGATTGGTCATTGGTATTATTTGGATATGACACTCAATATGGTTCTATTCCTACACACGGCAATGAAAGAGTTATTCCTATCGTTGATGCTGAAACGTCAGATATATACGATGCTATGGCCGATGCTGACGTATGTATTATGAACTCCGAATCTGAGGGGTATGGACTTACATTATTGGAAGCCATGTATAATAAAACCTACTGGTGGTCTACACCGGTAGCTGCGGGGGATGATTTACATCAGTTAGGCTTTGGGTCTATTATCACATCTGTTGATGGGTTGTCTATGTTATTCAGAAACAGCGAATTACCAGCTTCACCTGAATATTTAGAACGAGCATATCGGTATGTACGGGGCCATCACATGATTGAACACTCATTAGCGGGTATATTGGCGGTCATATGATAACCTTTGGTATTCTTAGTCATCCATCCGGCCTAGAAACGTTGAATATTATGTTAGATTCCATTGAATCGCAGAATATTCCAGACTACCAAGTGGTTATTGTCGGTAATATAGACATAGATCGTCCGAATACCATCATCATCCCCTTTGATGAAACGCAGACACCCGATCCATGGATTACCAAGAAGAAAAATCTCATTATGGAATATGCAAAGCATGAATTCATCGTCTATGCACATGATTACATGTATTTTCATGAGGGGTGGTTTAATGGATGGCTGCAATTCGGCACAGATTGGGACGCAGGGGTGAATAAAGTATTTACCATGGAAGGATATAGACATTCTGATTGGGTTGTACTCGCACCAGAATTGTGGGAATATGTACCGGAAACACATGGTGACTGGAACGTAGGATTGCCGTACAATATTAGAGGGCTTAATGCGGCACAGTACCTGTCGGGTAATTATTTCGTTGCCAAGCGATCCTTTATGAGGAAGTTTCCATTAAATGAATCTCTTACTAGTCCTGTACAGGGTGAAGATGTTGATTGGTCTAAACGTGCACGAGATGCAACTACCTTTGTGCTAAATACCAATTCGGCTGTTCAGTTATTGAAACCTAATAAATGGGCACCGGGATTATTGAAGCCAGAGTATTTATCTAAATTGGCACAAATTAGAAATCTTCAATATTATTTCATATGATTAAATTGTTATGTTTTGATTTGGACGGAACGCTGGTATCGACAAAGGAATTGCATTTCGAAGCGTTGAATATGGCCTTGACTAAATATGCACCAGAATTTGTTATTACCAAAGCGGATCATTTACATAATTTCGATGGATTGCCCACTAGTTCAAAACTAGACATGTTGCACATTCGGGGATTGCCGGAACGATTGCGGAAAGATATTTCTAGTTTAAAGCAGAAATATACACATGAAATGTTACATGATTTCAATTTCAGCATAGATCATACCGAATTGTTTGAATATTTATCACAGCGTCCCTTTTTACTGGCGTTGTGTACCAATTCCATTCGTACCACTACAATGCTTATTTTGGAACGATTGCATATTGGATCATATTTTACCGTCATTTTGACCAATGAAATGGTGAAGAATCCAAAACCTCACCCCGAGATGTATACGCTTGCGATGAAACATTGTATGGGCGTACACCCGTTGGAAACTGTGATTTTCGAAGATTCTGAAAAGGGTATTCATTCGGCCAATGCGTCGGGTGGCTATGTACGCATCGTAACGGACCCATGGGAGATGGCGGTTGACATGGTACAAAAAACCATTAATTTGATAGAAGCACAGCATGTTCCTCGCATGATTACAACCACCAATGGCAATCCGGAGTTTATATGAGTGTATTTTTTACTGTAAGTATCTCCAAGGTAGATACCGGTTCAAACATTTTAAAAATTGAAGACGCACAATTAGATGAAGATACTATTGTTGGGCTGATGGGTGCTGTGGCTGAAGGAAAGGGGTTAGTCATTCCACGCAAAGACTCTGTGACGGTATTAACGCCCTCTGTTATGGAACAACGATTAGAAGTCACCATATCTGAAACTGTCGAAACACTACCCGAATGAATATTCTAATCCCTATGGCCGGTGCAGGAAAACGGTTTATAGATGCCGGATATATGATGCCCAAACCCCTCATTCCCATTGAGGTGTATGACGGTATTGGGTATGACACGAAGCCTATGATCGAATTGGTGGTCGACAACATCACCAATAGTATTCACGACGATCATACTCGTATCTTCATTATGCAAAAATCGCACTGGCAACTGTATAAGCACGATCTTGCCTATGCACTTCATGAAGAACTACCGACCGTACAGACGTTCGTATTGGTTGATGGGATCACAGAAGGTGCGGCTTGTACGACGTTGTTGGCCGAGATGTACATTGACAATGACGAACCCCTATTTCTCGCCAATTCAGATCAATTTGTGAAGGATTGGGATTTTAGAGATTTCATGCGGTTCATCAATTATCATAAACCGGATGGATGTGTGGTCACCTTTGAAGCCACTCATCCGAAATGGTCCTACGCTGCAGTCAATGAACATGGTGAAATCACAGAGGTGGCTGAGAAAAATCCGATCTCCCATCGGGCCACGGTAGGATTTTACTATTGGGCGCGTGGTAGCGATTATGTAAAATATGCAAAGCAGATGATTGCTAAAAATATTCGTACTAATAACGAATTCTATGTGTGTCCGGTATTTAATGAGGCCATTCGTGATGGAAAGCGTATCATGGAATATCAGGTAACCGATATGTATGGATTGGGTACACCTGAAGATTTGAAAACATTTATTGACACCATATGAACTTATTTTACGATACTACCAATGAATGGCGAGCGACAAGATTTCAACACATTGAATCTCACTATGATGCCGCTACACATTTTCAGGGTAAAACTGTTCTAGAAGTCGCAGCGGCATGGGGCCATATTGGTGCCAAGTTTGCGAATGAATATGGAGCAACGGTTACGTGTACCGATTATTATGATAAATGGGTACAAACAATTGCGACACGATATCCAAATATACGAACATTTGTTCAAGATCTAAATAATCCATGGGATTTAGATGAACATTTCGACGTTATTATTCATATGGGCGTTATTTATCATCAACCACCAGATATCGTAGAAATTCGACTACGAGAAGCCATTGCACATTGTTCAGAAATGATCATTGAAACATTGGCAGCTACGGTAGATGATCCACACTTTATCCAACGAGTAGATCCACCCACAGAATTTACATGGGAACCTCTTGATATGATTGTGGATTATTCTAGACCATCAGTTGAATTTATCAATAGAATATTACGAGATTGTAATATGGAATTTACAGTAGTTCCATATACAATACCGCAAATAATCAACGGCTATGAAGAAGGACGCTTTTTGTGGTTTTGCAAGAAAACAATTACACCTAATTAATTATGCCCATTACGAAAGATTTTAATGCGATTATCGATGATATCGTTGCTGGTAAACCCGTCATTGTAGTAGATTCATGGGATCGGGAAAACGAAGGAGATTTAGTCATTGCGGCAGAATATGCTACGGCTGAAACCTTGGCGTTTATTGCTCGGTATGCTCGCGGTATCATGTGTATTCCATGTGATGGTGCGATTCTAGACCGACTTGAGATTCCCATGTCACCGTCGAACTCACTGGATAAGCTTCAGACACCGTTTACCGTGTCTATTGATGCTGCAGAGGGCGTCTCTACCGGTGTATCTGTTGAAGACCGTATGGTCACCATTCGTAAGGTGTTAGATCCTTCGACCGTGCCGTCTGATCTTGCCTATCCCGGCCACCTATTTCCCTTACGTCCCCGTCCCGGCTTGTTACAGGAACGACAGGGGCATACGGAAGCGTCTATTGAAATGATGCACCTAGCAGGATGTCAACCGGTTGCTATTATTTGCGAGATCATGAATGATGATGGAAGCATGGCACGGTTGCCCGAATTAGAAACATTCGCCAATGTCCATAACGTGAACATTATTTCCATCGACGATCTTTCGGAACATATTTATGGCAGTCGTCAGTCGAGCATATAATCAGTTTGAACTAGATGTCTTGCGTGGTACCATCAAAAAAATCAGCAATACAGATCGATTGCGGGGGGAGATTGGATATCTAACCAATATCCCCCATCGATTTCAACAGTATTTTCCTCGGGTATTTGATTATTCTACGACAAACACGGACACGTTTGTCGTAATGGAATATTATGATTATCCTACCCTGTCATCCTACTTGTTAGAACAACGCGATCTAAATGCGTTGGACGGTATCATGGTTCGACTCTTAGATACCATTCAATTCTTTTCTGACAAGACACATCCCGGTAATACCGCATTTACCAGAACCATGTATATTGACAAGACATGGCGAGAATTTGTGGCGTTTACGGATGCCTATGCCCTTGACGATTCGGTATTCACGAGTAAGCATCTAACCATCAATGGTGTGGTATATGATAATTTCGCCTATATGTGGTCGGACATTCAACCCTATCTAGAATCGATCTTACCCTACACGGCATCGTTTATACACGGTGATTTTTGTGCATCAAACATCTTGTATAGTCCTAACGGGGTAATTAAGTGTATCGACCCTCGTGGAGAATTTGGAGAGCGTGGCTGTTACGGTGATATTCGCTATGATGTGGCCAAACTCATGCATTCCTTTGATGGTGGATATGACTTCATTATCAATGATCACTTTACCCTGCGTGAAATAACACCGACTGACTTAGAGGTGTCTATTGGCAACTATATGCTCACGGCAGCCAATGTATATTTTCAAGAACGATTCTTTCCGACGTTTGATCGAAAAGAAATCATGATATTACAAGGGTGCATCTATATTGGTATGGCTGCGCGACACTATGATTCCATACAACGGCAGCGAGTCATGTATTTAACTGGTGTACAATTATTGAACTCGGGAATGGCATTATGAACATCGTTGTGTTGATGGCAGGAGAAGGCAAGCGATTCAAAGACGCGGGATACACCATACCAAAACCGTTTATCGATGTGCAGGGTAAAACCATCATTGAGCATACGTTGGATTCCTGTCCTGCTATCCAACTGAATCCAGATCATAAAATATTCTTTGCTATTCGATGGCATGATATGGATTATATTCAATTATTGAAGGATAGATACGGTAACAATATTCAATTTCTACTTTTTGAACATCCTACACAGGGTAATTTGGAAACGGCATATAAAGTCATTGAACGATTCAAATTTTCGCCGGATGAAGATCTGTTGGTGTTAGATTGTGATAATGCATATTCTCATAATGGATTGATGGATACAATTGCCATGGCCAAGGAAGCGCATGGTGACAATATGATGGTCACGTATTTCAATGCACCCTTTGAAGCGAATAAATGGGCGTGCATTGAATTACAGCATAACTCAGTGACCAAGATTGTAGAAAAACCGGCGACGAATTCGGTAAATGGATATCATCCGTTGATGGGGGTATTTTGGTTCAGCCGCACGGATAAATTCAAACGTATCGCACGATTGATCATCGATTCTATGCATACGACCAGCAATGAATTTTTCGTGAGTCAGGTAGCGTCCAATTGGTTGTATGGTGGATCAAAGGTATTTGCCCACCAAGTGACCGATCCCGTCCCCTTAGGCACTCCCGAAGATATCCAACGGGTTATTCGTGCTAATACACCCCGACCCCTTCGATTAGCCATTGATGTAGATGGTACGCTCTGTCATAATAAAGAAGGTGATCAGACGTATGCCGACGTGTTGCCATTAGAAGGTGCCGTAGAAACCATGCAACGATGGAAATCACAGGGGCACTATCTCATTATTCAAACCGCTCGTCATATGCGCAGTTGTGATGCCAATGAGGGGAAGGTACTTGCGATGGGGGCTAAACTCCTCGTAGATTGGTTAGACAAACATCACATCCCGTATGATGAAATTCGATTTGGTAAACCCCACGTCGATATTTTCATTGATGACAAGGGATATCGGCACACGAATTGGAAAGATACTGCCGAATTTATTCACACTTTTTCTACTACCTGATATGTGTTCTTATTTTATTGACACCGCTGACATCTCGTATATTGAAGCACTATGGAAGCGTCTCTCCAAAAACGATACTCTCTATAAAGGGTTTGCCGGTATTACCACCAATCCGAATGCTATGGCAAAGGTTGGGGTCAAGACCATGGCGCAGTTTGATACAGTGCTTCATGGGTTAATGGGATTTGTTGAAAAACATGCACTTGATCCAGCGGCTATTGTGTATGTGCAGCTTCCGTATGATCATATGCCCCTATCAGAAGTGATAATATGGTGCAATCATATTCGCGCAATAAGTTCGTTGTATCCCGGCGCAACAGTAGGATTAAAGATCCCACCGTATAAACGCTATCTTGATATGACAGACACCATGTGGGATTTGCAAATTAACGTTACCGGTATCTCTGATGCAGGGACATTACTACGCGTGTTTTCATTCAGTCCCGTGAGATATGCCAGTCTCATTCCCGGTCGCATGGAAGAGGTAGGTATTGACGCCAATAGTCATATGGCAAATATCCTTGCCGCACGAAACGACGTATCGGGTAAAGTAATCACTGGAAGTATGCGTACCCTCATAGGACTACAAAATGCCATCTCAGCCGGTACCGTGCCGACGATTGGTACCCGTATTTTCGATCAGATGACGAGTTCATATGATATCGACGCGTTTGCAGAAATGTGGGATGTGCCGAAAATGAAGCATCAGACGTTGGCACCGGTAACTGATGAACGAAATGTCAAACTATCGGTTGATTTCTTCACGCAAATGAATGAGCTAGGACAACCGTTGTACGAAGACTTTAAACGGATCAATTTGTTATAATATGCGCATTGCGGTATTGATAGCCGGTGCACCACGAACTATATTAAATTGTGCACCATCAATAATTTCATTCTTAGATCCTAAGCATCAGATTGATTATTTCCTTCATATTTGGGATGATAATCTAACAGATCCAACGAAGGATCAAATTAAGCATTGGTTCAATCCAATTGAATGTAATTTTGTACCGTTCATGACATGGGATGCTTCTAGAGATAGTATATCACATCTATGCAACAAATCGTATGATGTGCGCACAATTTATAGCAAATCGTGGGCGAATTATGCGGTCAATAATATGCGATTGCGATACGAACGAACTCATAAATTCACATATGACGCAGTGGCATTTCTTAGACCCGATATCATATACGGCATATCCCAATTTGATCCAGAACCATATCTTGATGATCCAAAGAAAGTGATTCAATCAAGTCGTCAAAATTTTGGTATGTGGAGCGATCAATTCATTATCTGTCGAGATGAAGCAGCGACCCACTTCGCGTCATTAATATTATGGATGATGGCGCACATGCCTATGTTGGAATCGCACACCTATCCAGTATGTGGTGAATGTAATGTTAAGACATGGATGACAATGTATGGTAATTACACTCGCCATATATTAGACCTTCCACATAAAATTGTGCGAATAATGGATATTGGAAAAGAATTTAATCGCGTAACAGAAACGGCACCACAAGACATTAAAATATGGAAATAATATGAGAATTGCAGTCTTAATTACCGGTGCGCCTAGAACCATCTTAGAATGCGCAGATAATATCAAATCATTATTCCACAATAAGCATCAAATTGATTATTTCTTACAAATTTGGGACGATGAACTATCTCCTGAAAAGAAACAAGCTATCGTAGATAAATTCAGCCCCGTGTACTATGCGTTCCCGGCTCCTATGAATTGGGATGCGCAGCGTGATAGTGTAGAACACATGATTCCTAATTCATATGACGTACGTACGATTTATAGTAAGTCGTGGTCAAACTATATGGCCAACATTGCTCGTATAAATTATGAACGTATTCATGATTTTACCTATGATGCGATTGCGTTCATGCGCGGGGATATTATTTACAACACATCCCAATTTGATCCAGAACCATATCTTGATGATCCAAAGAAAGTGATTCAATCGTCATATCAAAATTTTGATTCTTGGAGTGATCAATTTATTATCTGTCGAGATGAGGCAGCAACCCATTTTGCATCGTTGGTGCTATGGATGATGGCACATATGCCTATGTTCAAGCACAAGGAATATGTACCAAATGGGGAATGGAATGTATCTACATGGATGACGGTGTTTGCCAGATATACACGGCATGTATTAGATATTCCTCATAGAATTGTTCGGTTTAATGATATAGGGAAAAAATTTGATGCCATATCCGAACCATCCCACCGTGATATAGGATTTTGGTTATGAGTGTATCGAAATTAGAATGGGCACAGCAACGACTTATTGCGCATCGCGGTAATATCTATGGTCCGAGGAGTTCCTATGAAAACGACCCCGCTGTCATAGATAGTGTACTGAATATGGGAATTGATTGTGAAATCGATGTCTATGCCGTGGGCGACGATATTTGGTTAGGGCACGACGCCACCCACTATAAATCATCATTAGGCTGGTTGACGCATCGAAGTGACCGTCTATGGATTCATGCCAAGAATGCGGAAGCGATGTTTGCGTTGCACCGGCACAATATCATATCCTCTATTCCTCTCAATTTCTTTTGGCACGAAACAGACAAGGTAACACTTACATCACACGGATATGGGTGGACCGTCTTGCCTGAATTCGTAAATCCGCGTACTGTTCTGATGTGTGCTGACGATTCATGGCAAACCACGAAGCCATGGCAATTTCACAAAATTTGCACGGATTATATTCCACTATGAAAGTTGCTCTTGTACTCACTGGACTGTTGCGCAAATGGGAAGATGCGTATCCGGTATTCAAACACTGTTTCATTGATAAGTGGAACGCCGATGTCTTCATTGACATTTGGGATGAGGTAGGTTGGTATACCGGAAAAGGCTATACTCATGGACCTAATGACACCTTTATTTCAACCTCAGCAGACGATAAGGGATTCCATGCCGGTCAGAAAGTGGATGTGAACACGTTGATGGAATTCTACAATCCAGTATCTATTAAAGTAGAACGGTTTGATACCAAAGAAGCTGAATTTACGGAGCGGGCTAAGCAGTTTGTCAATGCATATACTCGTCCAAAGAATTCAATCTCTCAAGCCTATAAGATTCAACAGGGCGTGCGATCAGTTCCGACTGGCTACGACATCATAGTGCGTGCGCGTCCTGATGTAGTACTTGATCACGATCCCACATATGTCGATTTACAGGAAGTCATCGATAAAAATGTTGTGTATACACTCCCCGGTAAAAATAAGATGGGAACCGGAACGGGTGATAGCTTCATGATTGGGTCTGCCTCAACCGTACGATTATTTGCCGATGTACAGTATGAATATTTAGAACATATCTATAATATTCGTAAGGTATCGTGTCCACATATTTTCGTTGAAGCCACACTCAATCATGTGCTACCACGTAGATTGAGTGGATTCCATGCAGAACTTCGTGAATTGAACGTTGGGTTTCACATTACTCATTCGCCCAGTGGCATTTCGTACGCTGAACCAGACGCCTAATATGAAATACTCCTTCATTTTTTCGTACCGTGATCGACCAGACCACATCCGTATTACCATGCCACGTATTGAAGATATGGTACGGCATCAAGGATTGGATTTCGAAATCATAGTGGTCGAACAAAACGATGACAAGAAATTCCGACGTGCGAATCTCTTAAATGAGGGCGCTAAATATGCTACGGGCGACATCCTTGTCTTCCATGACATCGATTACTATCCATCCTCATTAAATCAGCAGTACTATGATGGGGTGTCGGATGTATTTCTCCCCGTGCGCCGCGTAGAATTCATGAACAACGATCTAACCCCACGCGATCCCAATGATGTGCCACGGGGATATCGACACTTCAAGATTAGTGTCGATGAGAATTTCTTTGGAGCCGTGAGTGTATTTACGAGAGACGCATTTTTCAAGATTAATGGGTTTTCTCCGTTATTTGTAGGATGGGGTGTGGAAGACGCCGATCTACGTGCACGCGTATATCACTATGGACTCTCAGTGAAACGTTCTGATGATAATCTATTCTATGCGCTCAATCACGTGGATAGTGGACCAGAACACAATGATCCAGACTTCATTCGCAACATGCATTTAGAGCACGTGTGGCAACAACATCTAGATAAGGGTGTAACAAATCAACCGTCTACATCTTCGGAAGGTGGGTGCCTATTTAGTGAAGGGTGGGCGAAACATGTACGATGGATTCAGGCTACTAATTTCGATCCACCGGTTGTTGGTTCACAGACTATTGTTGCATCGTCTTTTGACTGGTTGACCGATCTATGATTTTCATGGTTACTGGATGCTTAGGATTTATTGGAAGTGAGTTTACACGGTTAGTTAGAAGCCAAGGGCATCATGTAATTGGGGTTGATGCAAAAACGTATGCATACAACCCCATTCATTACGGACTAGGAAATGCTGCCGAAAAATATATCATCGAAGATATTGCGACGATGACCGAATTGCCGGATGTAGATGTTATTGTCAATTTTGCGGCTGAAACACATGTAGACAATAGCATCAGCAATTCAGATAAGTTCACACATAGTAATTTACTGGGTGTACAAAATCTCTTGAATCTTCTGCGTAATAAGCGGACAGATTCACGGCCACACTTCATACAAATTAGTACTGACGAAGTATATGGTGATTCGTTCGGGCAGACACCACCTACTGAAGAATCGCCACTACGGCCCTCTAATCCCTATTCCGCCAGTAAAGCAGCGGCAGATCTGTATATTGAAGCCTATGCACGTACGTATGGTATCTCGTATAATATCATTCGTCCAAGTAATTGTTGGGGTGAGCATCAATATAAAGAGAAACTGATTCCCAAGAGCGTGTGGTATTTCACATTAGGACGCGTTCTCCCTATTCACGGTGACGGTACTCAAACTCGGTCATGGCTGCATGTAAAGGATGCGGCACGGGCAATATATGCGGTATTTAAAAATGGTCAACCAAATCAAATCTACAACATTGGTGGTGAATTAATCAGTATTAATGATGTGGTAAAAGATGTATTTCATGTATGGTCTAGTAAACACTACCGAAACAATGCTGAATTGTTTTTATCTGATCTCGTGTCCTATGATGCGGTTCGACCGGGAATGGATGTCTCATATGGAGTGGATGATACGAAAATACGAAATACATGTGCATGGATTCGTGTAATTAATATGGCAGGTGATAGGAAGTATTTAGGTGATATTGTGAACGAACATGTTAACAAGGCAACGGTATGAGTGGTATTGCTATTCTCGGTGGCACGGGGTTGCTCGGATCTGAATTCGTTCGGAAATTGCATCATTCCTATGATATATATGCCCCATCGCGAACTGAACTGGAATTGACTTCATCAAACGCCGTACAGTCATGGTTGTATACCGTTAAACCACACATCATCATTAATTGTGCGGCATGGACGGATGTTGTTGGGGCAGAAGATTCAGATAATGCGGAAATGGTCCATGCATTGAATGTGGCATTACCGGCAATATTGGCTAGTTATGCACACAACGTAAATGCTCGTCTCATACACTTTAGTACAGACTATGTATTCGATGGCACATTAGATCGTCCTTACACTGAATTTGATCTCCCGAATCCGATCAATGCCTATGGTCGGTCAAAGTATGATGGGGAGAAAGCAATTATGGCCACGAACTTCAGCAACTATACCATCATTCGCACCGCCAGTTTATACGCCACGACACGACATACGTCTCCAAGTTTTGTAGATAAAGTCATTGATCATGCTGGTAGAGAGATGACCCTATATACCGGTGTGCGCATGACGCCAACACCCGTTGAATCATTGGTGGATATCGTTATTCAGCGTGTGATGACATCTATTATTTCAGGTGTCATCCATCTAACTCCAAGCGGATCTGCGACGTGGCTGGAATTTGCGCAATATATCAATTTTCAATTGGGATTAGGTATCACGTTTAATACCACGTCGGTTCCGTATGATAAGGTACCACGACCGGCACAAAGCGTCTTACGAAGTGTAAAAACTCACAATGTATTTTTATCGTGGCAGTTTGCAAGCTCTCCTATGATCGAAGCGAGGAAACGTGAAGTATTTAATCGTGTGTAAAGGCTTTATTGGTGATGTGTTGTTTGCCAGTTCCATTGCCAAAAAACTCAAAATTGATCATAACGTCACGGTGGTAGATTACTTAATCCCCGTGAAACAGCCTAAGCTTCTATTGAACAATAATCCATTCATTGATTACGCGTTCGATGAGTCGGATCATATGGCAATAGATTATAGTAGCTATGATAAAATTGTACATCTGTCAGAAATTAACCAAGCGTATCCGGCGACCTATCAATATCAGGTCGCCGCAGGTATCAGTAATCCGACGTTAGAATTCAATATCTATACCAGTCCGCTGCATGACATTGATGCGATGGCTAAAATTGATTACATTCGAAAGCAACTGCCCAAGAATGGTAAGGTGATCGCATGGCAAAAGAACTGGGAATGGAAAGCGTATCAGACAACGGATGCCCTATTACAGCAAGGGAAAGGTGGTCCGCATCGTAATATTGAGCAGATCATCTATTGGCTCGGACGCCATGAAGAAATTGCGCTACTTCCCATGGGATTTGATCGACATGTGAATACCACGGATGGTGCAGCACAAAACCCAGAACTCTATTCACAAACGGCATCCCTCATTAAGTACTGTGATTGGATGATTGGATCAGAAGGTGGATTGACGAATTTGGCGGCGGGTATTGGGACAAAGTGTATTATCACCACCGACTTCATTTTCCAGAATTATGGACCGCTAGGATTAGTACGACCCACGGAATATCCAGCAATGGGGCCAGCCGTATATTATCCAGATGCAGGGCATGTACATCTGCATTATGAATTGACCGACCGTGAAGTGTATCAACTCATTTACGAAACCATTTCCAATGTATAAAACTGTGACGAAGTGTCGCGCTTGTGACAATAGTGATCTTATTGAAATTTTAGATCTTGGGACTCAACCTCCTGCAAATTGCTTTGTAACAGAAGATACCATCGCACCGGTATTTCCGTTAAAGCTGTTGTTATGTCGCACCTGTTTTCTTAGTCAACTGAGCGTGGTGGTAGATCCGGCGTTTCTGTACAAGCATTATATCTACACCATGGGTACTACTAATACCATTCGTGAGTATGTTACGAAATTTGCACAGTGGTGTGACGGTGTTACCACTCGCTCTACAGGTAAGCTGTTAGATATTGCCTGTAATACCGGAGAGCAGTTGGACGCGTTTAAGGAGTTGGGGTGGTCAACGTATGGTGTAGATCCTGCAGAAAATCTAACACCGATTGCCCGAGAGAAGGGACATGAAGTGATTACCAACTTCTGGGGTGTTGATGCGATACGTGCACTACCGACCAATACCAAATTTGATGTCATTACTGCACAGAATGTCTTTGCGCACGTCGATGATATTCATGGGTTTCTCAATGCCTGTCAGTTGGTGATGCATGATAAGTCGGTTCTCTATATTCAAACGTCACAGTCAGAAATGTTTGTGCGCAATGAATTTGATACCATCTATCATGAACATCTCAGCTTTTTCAATGCCCTCTCCATGTATAATGCCGCATCACGTGCAGGGATGGTATTAGAGAACGTCTTCAAAACATCAATTCATGGATCAAGCTACATTTTCTGTTTATCATTGAATGGGGGTGTACATCCGTCCAGTAATACCGAAGGTGTCTTACAATTTGAGCGCACTACGGCATTGTATGTAGTCGACACGTACTATGATTTTGCAAAGCAAGCGAAAAAAGTGGTGAACGATCTTGCGCAGTTTGTAGAGATGGTACGGGCATCGGGAAAAAAGGTTATTGGTTTTGGAGCCGCTGCAAAGGGTATGACGGTGTTGAACTATGGGAAGATTACGTTGGATTATATCGTAGATGAGAATCCGCTAAAGCAAAATCTTTTCGCGTCGGCACAACGTATTCCGGTCTATGCCCCCGACGTGTTGTACAATGAACCAGATGAGGTAGTCATTATCCCATTGGCGTGGAATTTCCGTGATGAAATTATTGACAAGGTATCGGCCAATCGGGATTCTAATGATTCGTTCATTTCCTATTTTCCACATTTCACGGTACTTACGACACAGGATTACCACGCATGATTCGCAGTTATCCAACAAGTATACCGGGAATTACCACCTTACTCCCCGATCATAAGTTAGATGATCGGGGATGGTTTACGGAAGCATTTTCGGTCAATGATCCCTTCTATGCCCGTACCTTTGCCGCAGGTATTCAACAAATCAGTATTTCGGCGTCTCGGGCCGGTGTTCTGCGCGGGTTGCATTTTCAACGTGGGATGGCCAAGGTCATGTTCGTTATTAGTGGCATGGCTCGCATTGTCAATGTAGATATTCGACCAAACTCCCCTACGTATAAACAGTACGTATCAATTGATGTGACGGCAGATATGTCATTGGGAATTATGGCTCCGGATTGGTGTGCCCGTGGATTTGTGGCGATTGAGCCAAATACCCAGATCCTCTATCTCCATACCGCCGCACACGATCAAAGTCGAGCATACACGATCAATCCGTTAGATCCAGAATTAAAGATCGATTGGGGTCTACCGAAGCACGTTACACCGATTATGTCCGAAAAAGATACACAGGGCGGTTCATTGATTGATGTAGTTTCACCTCTTACTTGGTTACGACATGGCTAAAAGTCATATGGAAATTGATGGGGTAGACGTTACCCTGATTACGAGTTCCCGGTTGGTGCGGTTTATGCGGAAGATCGGGATCAATAAGCGGTTGCTCGGTATCACCTTAGGGTCCACGATCCGATGGGGTGGGTTGCCGAAAGATGTCACCCAGTGGTTTCTGGCCCATGAATTTTGTCACGTGCTCCAATACAAGCGCATGGGATTCTTCAAATTTTACTGGACCTACTTGACCGGACTCCTAAAAACGTCCTATCATACACATCCGATGGAGATCGAAGCCCACGATTACGGGCTAGCCAACGGTTCCCGGATGGTGACGTATCTTGGTCCACTGGCAAAGATTGACAAGTAGGGAATAAAGGGTATATTTCAGTATACCCTTTTACGGAGGTTTCGTTGTCCTACTATGAGTGGATTCACAGCCTGTCCCCGATGGAAGTATGGGTGATGGCTGGTATGATGAACGTGATCCTGTGGTTTCTGCTGGCCATGCCGCTCTTCTATCGGGCTTTTTTCACCCCGGTGTCACAGGCCACGTTCTATGATCAGATGCGGGCATCCCCGCGCATGGCCGTGGTGACATTGATCTTTCACTTCGTGTTCGGTACCGTGATGTTCTTCCCCGGTATCTTTGCCCTGTTTTTGGCTTGTGTGGGATGTGGGGTACAACTCGTCATGCTGGCATTCTTCAATAACCGTAAACCATCCTAACCATGGCTCGCGTCAGCAAGAAGGAACAGATCAAGTTTCTCAAAAAGTGGTCTGCCGCACTTCGGAGTGGCACATACCGACAAGCTGAGGGGCGGCTTCGTAGAGGAGATTCATATTGTTGCTTGGGCGTAGCCACGTGTATATCAGGTGATACTCCGGTACAAAAGGACGAAGCCCACGGAACAATTCATAACGGCAGATTTCCGGAAACACATGCATTCTTAGGTGGCAGCGGTATATCTCTTCTTGATGCATACCTACCGGGAGTGCAACTGGTATCATTTCCTACCATGAACGATGACTATAAAATGTCGTTCGATGAGATCGCGGATATCGTTGACATCATCGTATGGGAGATGACACATGGCACTTGACCAAATGTTGGTGGTGTCATATTTTGCGGTATTAATGTGGACGTACCCTCTTTTAGTATTCATCTATTATGTCATCTTCGGACCACACAAGTCACCCGATTAGCGTTGTCATCATCACACATCAGAACCCTGACTATGTGCGATTATGTCTACGCTCCCTCTACACCCATCAAGATACGATTGGACATCAGGTCGTCTTAGTCGTTGATGGGCCTGATCCCGCCACAGAAGCCATCGTAGAGCAAGAGTTCCCATTGGTTGATATGGTGGTCTTCCCAGTGAATAAGGGACAGACCATCGCGCATAATACCGGCGTTACACTGGCTACTAATGACCGTATTCTCGTGGTCAATGATGATAATGTCTTCCCGCCGCATTGGGACACCTCATTGAATGCCGCGTTTAAACCCGATCATGTGTTGACGCCCAACCAGATCGAACCCCGCCCAAGTATCTTCCCAGACTTTATCATCAAAGATTTTGGGATTACGGCAGATACGTTTGAATTTGACGCGTATGCGAAATTTGCCGATATCATCAGCAGAAATGCATGGCAATATTCCAAGGCGGGTCAAACGTGGCCACTCTTCATGGAAAAAAAGTGGTACATGATTTTAAACGGCATTGACAACCAATTTCCATCTCCTGCGGTTGCGGATTGGGACTTCTTTCTTCGTGCTGAATTAGCTGGTCTTACGTGTCTTCGCATTATCAATGTCGCATTTTACCATTTTACGTCGGTATCTGCGAAAAAGACCCCCGAATCTCTATTTAAACATCAGTCTGCCGAGCTTCAGTCCTTTGAATATTTCGAATGGAAGTGGGGATATCTACCTCGGCGGAATGAACTAAACAGTGCTAAACCGGCAACATCACCTGTTAATGGCATTTCTTTTACCTGAGTATAATATGTATTCGCTCCAAGAAATTAATAGCATCATTCAGTCTGAAGGATTAGACAAAACCCTAAAGGACATTTCACCAGAGAGCATTAAAGATCCGACCTTTCGGGATATATGGGAAGAGGCGCGGATTGCTAATGAAAAAATTGAAGACTATTTGGAAGATATTGATCTTGACGATTCTGATGACAATATTTTCGATGATACTGATGATATAATTTATGATATAGATGGCGATGAGGCCGATTATGATTAATGTGATTGGAATTTCTGGAAAAGCGGGGGTGGGAAAAGATTTTATTACCAACAAATATCTACAACCACAAAAGTATTTTACCTTTTCATTGGCATGGCATTTTAAGGTATGGTTGGTTGGTAAAGGGTTGGCCACGTATGAAGAAGTCTTTGTAACAAAACCCCCACATGTTCGGAAATTATTACAGGAAGAAGGGACTGAACGAGGGCGTATGGCGTTTGGTGAAGATATCTGGTGTAATACGATTTTCACATGGTTTAAGGTGTTGCACGATTATTCCGGGATCAATGATTTCGTAATTCCTGATGTGCGATTTCCAAATGAAGTAGATTTCATTAAATCACATGGTGGACGCGTTGTTCGAATTCATGCACCCATTCGTGCAGAAAACAACTCACTGACCCCAGAAGCCCGTCAACATATCAGTGAAACCGCTTTAGACGGGTACGATAGATTCGATGCCTATCTATTCAACGATCCGGTCTATATCAGTGATGTACAAGATCAACTCACTGAAATACTGATCAAATTTGCACTCACTAAAGATCCTATACCACCTAGATATTCACTCACATGAACACGCTACTTAATGTAGAAAATGTCATTTTTGATATGGATGACACCATTCTGGTCTGTGGGAAGTATTATATCAAGTGTCGAAAGGATTTTGCAGAATTCAATGCCAAGCGTACTGGACTACCTGAACGCTTCTGTGAATCTATTCTCCATCACATCGATTTAGAGTGCACGACGCTAGCGAATGGATGGGGTAAAGATCGTTTTCCTCGGTCCTTTGCGGCAGCCTCGGTAACGTTGGATATTCTCTCTGGAAAGTCAGTAGACGAAACGGCGGCAGAGCAATCCTTTTTGTTGGGTGAGTCAGTCTTTCACGCTCCCTATGAATTGATTGCAGGAGCCATTGAAACCCTGACGTGGTTGAGTGATCATCATATCAAACTCTTCTTATATACCAAAGGTGATTATAACGTCCAACAGGAAAAAATCATCAAGCATAATCTAACACGGTTCTTTCCAACCAGCCATCAATACATTGTGCCCCATAAGTCGGGACACGAACTCAACAATATTATCGTCGACCACGAGTTGAATATTGACGAGACGATTTTGGTGGGGGATTCTATGCGAGATGATGTGATGTCTGCTAAAGCGGTCAACATGCGATCCGTACTAGTTATGAGTGGTCATCCGTGGGGTTATGACCAACAGCATGTGTCGCCAACCCTACAGATTAACTCTATTGCGGATCTGCCGGATAGAATTGAGTTTGTTCCCTTTAACGATCAATTAACCAGAGTGGGATATGCCTAAGTGGTCGCATTACTTAGAGGTAGATGACGATGATGAGCTACCTCGTGAATCCTTTCAGAAAATCAAGAAAGGACAGAAACATTCCGAAGAAGTCCGAAAAGCTGAAAAGAAGAAAAAGAAGCCCCATGATGACGTATTAATTATCCCAGATTCGTAACGAGACTCCTCCATTGCCTATTTATAGCAATGGAGGATTTTCTTATGAATGAATACACGCAGTATATGTACGAGTTGTTCCCTGATGCCCGTCCACCCGTCCCCTTGCTAGAAAAAGAGGGGGATGATAAGCCTATTACCTCTGCTGGTGGTCAAGAACCCGTGTCTAAGGCCGCAGAGACGGCCCGTAAGCTTGGACTGCATCACACGGCATATGGCTACTGGGCTGACTCGACAGGGAAGGTGGTAGCCCAATCCGTAACATTATCGGACGGCACCACCCAATTGGTACGTTTAAACCGTGAAGTCCCGTCAGATGCCGACAATAAATCGTCAGATGATCCTACCTCAGCAGACGATTTGGATGTGGATAATGATCCAGATCGCAATGCCATCTCCCAAGTTTCAAGTAATAAAGAAACACTTGCCAATATGGGAGCATTGCAAAAGTTTCCCGATAAATTTAAGAAATTTTTGCATTTCGCCTTTAAACAACAATATGATAATAGCGTCAATCCAGAATCGACGGTCATTAAATATGGTGACCGTGATAATCCTAAGGAATTGAAGTTATTTCGATTATCTCCTAATAGTAAGATTGGGTCATTTCCCGGTTTAATGACGAATACCGAAGGTGGTAAAATGCCTTCCCACTTAATATTGGGAAAAAAAGCAATTCCATTGGTATATACAAATCTAAAAGATCCATCTAAGTCATTCAATATATACAAGGATGTGATGGCAGCGGCTGCGGAATTTTATGCGGCAACACAGGCATCCGCTCCACAGAAGCAAAAGAAAGAACCGCCCAAAGAGGTACCGGCACCAGTAGAAGTACCGGCAGAAGTACCAGCAGAAACGCCAACAGAGATACCTCTCGTGCAAGATCGTAAGAAATTGCAAGCTATCAGTAAGTCCGTACACCGATATCTAAATGAAGTTAAAGAATCTGTAGAAAGACGAAATAATGGAGTTACAACCGTTGAATACACACAGGCACAATATGAGATATTACAATCAGCAGTGGCTGACTTAGATAAGTTATTAGAAAATCCATCTGCGGACGACGCTATTTTATTCATAGAAAAATATGAAATGCGAACCAATTCCAAGGCCAACAAATTTACCTTTGAAGTGTTAAAACAATTTAATAGCGATGATGCTCCGAACATAGATAATTTCTTCGATAGATCAAAGGATATTTTTACCAATAGATCCGATTATTATTCTAAGAATATACAAGGTGATGTATTACACCAGTTCTTTAAAGATATATTAGGTAAAGACAATTATGAAAATCATGTTAGGACGAATGTGACATTAAAAACATTGTGTGAACCGTCATATGTATTTCGGCATAAACCCGTTGTGAATATTCAACCAACCATAGGTCCACTGTACACCGCCGATGTTGGTAATGATATGTTGGATTTCGGTGGGATCAAGTTGCCATTAATAGTACCCATTGATAAATCTGTTGCGCAAATTCAAATGCTGGTAGAACAATTACAGCTATATGAGCAAAAGGCACGGTCGATTGCCAACACCACGGGTGCATTGCATGGTATCTCCAATCCTACCGAACTGGACATTCAGCGAGTCAGTAAAACCGTTAGTGATGCGGTGGTTATGTACCAGAAACGGTTAAAGGTATTACAGTCTATGCACGGTAATCATATACAATTTAACGGTACGGCTGACCTCAAAACCTATGTAGCTGACGTAAAATTGCAAATCACTAATGCAGCACGCACGAGTAAAGATGGTGCATTCAATGATGAACAAATACAAATTCTCAATATGTTGGATACCTTCGCAGAAGTGCCAGAAGGGGTAGAACCAGATGCCGACTTTAATGATAAGTGGGTAACATTCGTACAAAAATTTGCACGTGATCCGAGACTACGCTATATCGCAAGCGCATTAGCTGAACATATGTCTGCGCTTATGGCATTGCGCAAAAACAAAACCGTATTTTTTTCGAAGATGTCCAATGGTAAATCTATTGACCACATTGCCATTACACCACAATCTTCTCCGGTCGCTCCATCACTTGAAGAGTTATTAGATGTTGATTCAAATATTTCTATGATGTTAAGCGATATCGATCTTACATCAGTTAAATCTGGTGTAACCCATAAGACTGACGCACAGGGAAACTTAAAAGTAGAAAGGGGTGGTGCAACTCCTGCCATTTCTGGATTGGTAAATTTCCATGAATTCGATCCTAACGTCAATCCTGCTATCATAAAGTTTTTCAAAAAAGGATTAAGTGATTTCGGAAAAGATGACGCTGAAAAGGGATTACAATATGCGTCAAAATTATTAGATGATATCTTCAATGATGAATACATGCAAGAATTATTATGCAATTACTATGGTATTTCTATTGCAAATGCTAGTACGCGAATGACTCGTTTACGACAACATATGCTTAAAACCAATAATGACCGTAAAGCAAAGGGGAAAGAAATAGAAGATCCAACTTCGTTATTATTTGGTAAGATTGGGGAAGCAGTATTAAATGCCGGTGCCACACATCAACTGATGCAAAATCAGACATTTACTAGCGGCGATATACAGTCAACCGATTCGAAAAACGTCATTGTAAAATGGCGATATGCTGGCGATATAGACGGATCACTGAGTTCATTTAATATGGTGATAGATGATATCGTTGCACCAGAATATGCACGTACAGAAAAACCCCCAATTAGAGATACTAAATGACCGTATTAGAAAAGATTATTTGGACGCCATTAGGTGATGCCCACTTCATAAAAGAAGAGACAGCTAAGCATCAGATTTATGTACATCACACCGCTAGTTCCCCCGATCCCTATGGGGTTTTGGATTGGTGGCGACATACCCCAGAACGCGTTGCTACGTCGTTTGTGATTGCGGGTCGTCCTGCTGGTGGAAACGCCCGATGGAAAGACGGCGATATTATTCAATGCTTCAGTTCCAAGCATTGGGCATGGCATTTAGGACTCAAGGCATCTCATTTAGTCAAAGGCGGCAAAACGTCTACATGGCTCAATCAGATGTCGGTTGGCATTGAGATCTGTAATTTTGGATTTTTAACAGAGAAAAGTACAGGATTCTATGCATACACTGGTGCTAGAATAGCTGACGTAGATGTCTGTGAACTAAGTGTTCCGTTTAGAGGATACAAATTCTATCAGAAATATACAGAAGCCCAATTAGATAACACCCGTGAGTTGTTATTGTATTTAGGTCAAACGTGGGATATAGATCTGAAATATAAAGGCGATGAAATATTCGATATCGATAAAAGAGCTTTGATGGGTGAAAGAGGGATATGGGCGCATTCTAGCGTGCGCAAGGATAAATTTGATGTATATCCATATCCACCTCTAATCAATATGCTTAAAAGTTTGTAATCGTGATATGTATAGATGGTACATTAACTCATACCACTACTATCATGTATATTTATAAAATATTAAATTTAGTCAATAATAAGGTATATATCGGTCAAACTAGATTGGGTAAGTCTCGATGGGTGAATCATAGAGCGAAATTTAATACTAATTCGCATCCTAATAAACATCTTCAATCAGCGTGGAACAAATATGGAGAAGATTCGTTTAAATTCGAAGTTATTCAAGAATGTTCTACTCTTGCAGAATTGGATTTATGCGAAACCAAATGGATTATTAAACATAATGCGACAGATAAACGATTTGGCTATAATTCTACTACCGGTGGAAATTCTGGGTTTATTATGTCCGAAGAAGTTAGAAAGAAAATGTCTGTATTAAAAACTGGATTTAAACATTCAGACGAAACAAAAAGAAAAATAAGCATTAATCATTCTCGTCATTCTTTAGGTAAGAGACATTCAGACGAAACAAAACGTAAAATTTCAGAGTCTGGTAAAGGGCGAATTGTATCGGCTGAGACTAATGAGAAAAAGCGAAATTCTATGATTGGAAAGTTAATGCCTCCCAGAACACAAGAATATAAAGACAGACAGTCACAAGCATTAAAAGAAGTTTGGTCAGATCCAGAGTTTAAAGCTAAAATGTCACCCATCAGAAAATCGCAGATGACCGATGATGTGAAATTGAAGATCAGTAATACGAAAAAATTGCAATATGAAAAAAACGGACCCACTAATGTAAAATCATGGCCACCTTTAATATCTCCCGATGGAACTGTATATACCGATATAACTGATCTGAGCAAGTTTGCTAGAAACCACGGAATAGTATCTAATTGTTTGCGAAGAGTGGCCCATGGAGAACGAAAAACATATCGTGGTTGGAAACTCGCCTAATATAAACAAACACTATTTATACAAGATACACCTTACCCTGAGATCCCTTATGTCCATTCAAGATGTTGCCAGTAAAATTGTTCGGGAAGAGCTTCAGAAAATGATCAAGGAAGCTAAAGAAAAGTCTCCTGATGTGGCGGCTAAATTAGAATCGCTACGCAAGAAGTTGATTCCGGAGATGTCGAAGACTGAGAGTTTAAACGCTGCTGCCGCTCATGCTCGCCCTGAACGTCGCATTGAAATCACGACCGTGGCTGAGTTGCTAGATATGCCGGTCAACGAACTCATGCTTCATTTCCTCAATGATGTCAAAACCAAGAATGATCGCTCGTTAGTCGAATTCCGTCTCCAACATGTATATTTCTACGGGGAATAAACGTGGATGCATTCTTCGTTAACTGGCCACATCGACGTATCTGGTTGTGGATTTTTGTGGTACTGTTAGTGTATGAATGTTATACGCTGCTTCCCGGTCAACGTGATACCTTATCCGATACTGTACGAGAAGTCTTACGCTATACCAATTGGCGCTTTTTCTTTTTACCGCTCTGGACATGGCTTACGTGGCACTGGATTATTTTAGGACCAAAAGAACCCATCTTTCCGACATGGCGAGATTTGATTCCCGTTGCAATAGGATTACTTTGGGCCGCAGTTGAAGTTTGGGTATTTAAATATGGCATTACGCCACACTAGGATATATTATGAAGAAATACGTTTTAACTCCGGTGGAGTCCTTGATCATGAAAGCGTCTGCATATACTGTGAATAAACCATTTCTATTAAAGAAAATAGTTGATTCCATTATTACAGAATCCTCTGCTGGTGAAGATGCCGAAGCGTTGGGATTAACACATAGAGGGTGGGGTCGCTACTATGATGAAGATGGAAATCTCGTCGCCAAAAGTGTCAACGGCAAACTCGTCAAAGTCGATCCTAACGATGATGAAAACCATGATTCAGATTATCAGGACGCAGAAGATCAGTTAAATGCCGATCCGGATTCTCCACAAAAAATGGCCACCGCAACTGCTGCCTTTGCGTCGTCTCACCATAAAGACGATCCACAACAGGTCCAGAAATTACAGCGTATGCAGAAGTTGGCCACAATTCTTCGTAAGATGAAGGATAATGGTGCCGATTGGGATCACCTCAGTCCACAGGCACAAAAGTCCTTACAGCGTATTTCGAAGCAGTTAGCGAAGGATAAGGAATTCAAGGCCGGATATCCCAAGAGCAACGATACCATGCATAAAGTATTGGATTGGGAAAAGGAAGAACGCAAGGCCCGTAGTATGACCAGTGATGAATTGGAATATGCGATTAAGGATGCATGGGCAGCAAGTAAGGCGTCGGGTCGCGAAAATCCAAATGGTGAAGGATTTTATGCCGACCAAGCCATGACCTATGCCAAGGAATTAATGGCCCGTCGTGCAGGTAAAGCACAGGAACCCGCACCAACCACGCCATCCTTGAAAGATTTAATGCCGCAAGATTTACCACCGGATAAATACGATGATCCGGATGCCGAACGTCAGTCCAAGGAAGATGATGATTACCACAACAACCCTACTCGTTTTGGACCAGATCGATGAAGCTTGATGAACTACAGGGCTTGATTAAAGCAGAAATGCAACGTATGTTTGAAGCTGATGGTTATCCGATTGCTGCAGATCTTGATCCCAAGCCGGGACATCCTGCATCTGCCGGTCAATCGAAGCTGATGAATCTTCCCGGCGCACCATTTGGAGGTAATATCTATAAAGCCCATATCGCCATTCTTCCAAATGAAGCACAGGAATTGTTGAAAAAGTGGGCGAAATTCTGCAAATGGGCACTGAAGAAGTATGGTGCACCCAATGCATGGCCCGCTATCGTGAAACAAACCGCGATTGAAACCGGTCGGAAATTCGAAGATCGGTGCAATCAAACCTCTCCTGCGACCAACGGGGAGACGATGTCCAATCTTCCACTCTAAACAGTTATGCTTAAAAAAATCAGTTATGCAATCATGCTACTTGCTCTGAGTAGCGATGTTGCCCATGCACAGTATGTATGGAAGCGTGGGCAACAGGTGATGGTAATTCCAAACGTTACTACCGCCGCTGTTGTAGACTCCATTGAAGTATTTGCTGTGGCACGAACGTCTTCAGGTGTACCGGTCACGGCTCCCGGCATTACATGGAATGTGCGCGACTCAGCCGGAATTTCCGTCGTGAAGACCGGCACAAGTAAGATGGTTCTGTATCCCATGAAGATTACCACACCACGTACAACATGGTTGGTCGGTTCATGGAAAACGTCATCTGGTACCTTCCGTGATTCCGTAACCATCACCGTGCAACCCCATGTACGGCAGATGCGGTTTGCCATTGGGCCATTATATACCACTCAGACGTGGCGATCTGGTCAACAGTTAATGATTCGCCCCTCACAGCGGTTTTCCATGAATCCACCCACACCATTGAGTGGTGGTAGTATGACGTTGCGAGTATCCGCCCGTACTTCTGGTGGCGTACCAGTCTCAGGATTTCGCGCTACATGGATATTACGAGATACGTCTGCAGCCCGACTCGTGGTATTGAGCGATTCATCCGCCAGAGTATTTAATACCGCGACTACTACATCATATCTTACATGGGTAGTCGCATCATGGGCCACTCGCTCTGGTATTATCCGAGATTCTGTGCGGATATTAGTATCGACGCAGAAGGAAAAGGAATATCTCGCATTTGTAGATTCCTTCCCTGATGCAAAGCGTATTGTCGTGTTTGCAAATCCGTATGGATATAAATTACCGAATCTGGATAGTTATCGCCTAAAAGATTTGGCCAACGTGAACACCCGCGCCGATTCAGTGATCATGAACCGTGAATGGGATGTGATTGCCGCGTCTGCCGATTCTATTGGAGTTGACGTGGTGGTCGACACCTTGGCACCGGCACTGATTCCCCACCATCTCCTAACCGTGCCAGTACGATTCCACAAGGGGTTTTCATATTCCTTGTGTTATCTTGGAAAGAATCGCTTCAACGGCTCGGTGCGTATTCTGGCTCCTATCACACCTACTGGACAGGCTAAATGTAATAGTGTATATTTAGCATATGTCGCAAAACCGTAATATCCAACAGTGGCTCACGGACACGCTCACGTCGCCTAACGCAGTAAATGCACTGCAAGACGCCCATCGCAACGGGTTTCTGGCAGTGCATTTACCGGAGTTGCACGTACTCAAAGGTGTGGTGCAGAATAAATACCACGTAGATGATGTTTGGGATCACACGCTACAAGTAGTACGGCACGTGACACCCGAATTCCTCTGTCGTCTGACCGCACTCTTTCACGATGTTGGGAAAGCCAAGACACAGCGGATCATTGATAACGAGATCCACTTTCATGACCACGAGAATGTAGGCGTCGAGATCGTTCAACACGTCCTTGCTCGCATTCATTACTCGCCGGAGGTCATCGATGCTGTTGCAATTGGGGTTCGTAATCATATGCGCCTCAAGCAATCGGGTCAGGATGGCGAGCGCATTTCTGTCTCGGCGCTTCGGAAGTTCAAAAGTGCGACCGGTAATCATATAGAGATGGTGTTGGATGTGATCGATGCTGATAATATATCGCATGCACCTGATTTTAATCTACCCCATCAGATCACCGGCATCCGTCAACGGCTGCTCACCCTTCCGGTTGAGATACCGCGTACGCCTCTGCCCGTCAATGGTGTGGACCTGATGCAACATTTCAACGTACCATCTGGTGTGTTAATCGGACACGCTTTGCGTCGAATCCGTGACACTTTGCACCATACACCAGACTTAACAGTGGCGCAAGCCCTACAGATTGCGGCAGAAGTGTTTCATCCGTAAGAGAAAGGGCCATCTACGTCTCAAGATGTAGATGGTCCTTGACGGATGAGCCAATCCATCTTAGGATGCGATTGTGTGACGCTGTGAGACGCCTGTGTGACGGTGTCCTGATCGGTTGACACCGTTCGCAAATTTGCAGATCTTTCCAAAATCACCTCACGCACGGAGATTTTGGAAAATGCAAATAATTACACAGCCGACTGTCACAATTGTCAGCCGTCCTGAGTTCGTTGAACACCCCACCTATTCCATTCCCGACGATGGGGATGACGCGACCCGACTTGGCAGCTTTGCCGCAAAAGGATGTTACGATTCTTTTGGTGTCAACGGTCGATCTAATACTGAAAATCAAGAAGCGATTCTTGAACATAAACACGGATCAGTATTAGAACATATCCACTACTCCCTATTTATTGAAGGTATTACGCGTGGCCTGTCGTTAGAGCTTAATCGACATCGCCCGTTCAATATCTCACAACGGAGTACGAGATATACGAAAGAAGAAGATGCGGCTATCGTATTAGAACCATTTTATGCGTCAATTTATAATCGCTTCACATCCAACGGTGGTACTTATACATGGAGCGATGAATACGACGCATACACCGCATCGGTCTATAGTACAGAAGCTGATTTAGTCGCAGATTTTCTTACCGCATCACGCAACAGCATTCACGCGTACAAAATTCAGGTTCGGTTGTTGGAAGAACTGAATCCGAATAACCTCAAAGGTTTTGATTTACGTAAGTGGGCACGAGGAAAAGCCCGTAACCTTCTACCCCATGGACTAGAAACACGTGGCACATGGACAAATAATTTACGAGGGTATCGATGGTTCATAGAATCACGTTCTAATGCAGGTGCGGAACCAGAAATTCGTATCTTGGCAAACGAAGTACTGCGTGTATTAAGGACCGAGGCACCTTTGTATTTTAACGATTTCAGCGTTGTTGAAGAATATGATGATATTCCGGTGTGGTCGCCTGAACATCACAAGGTCTAAGCGGTTTCGTTCCTCCCAAAGATATGGAGATCCGGTATGGCATCAGACTTAACACAGATTTTCATGTTGCATAAACGCATTCAGCAGTTGGATATTGCGATTCAACATGAGCGGTCCCCTGCCCAATCAGTCATGGCAGAAGAGTGGGACATAGCGATGCAGCAGTTGGTACAGTTGATGGGCGAAGCGTCTAAACGAAAGATGTGCTGAATACACATGGATTGTTAAGATGCCATCTGGTGAAATTTTTACTCACACTAATATGAGTGAATTTGCAAAAATACATTCATTGCGTGCCGATAGATTACGAAGAATGTATAAATATCCTTCACATTATTTAACATTAGGATGGGTAGTAGACAGACATGAAAACAGATAGATTAATATGTTCATTATACGGCGGACCCGGCTCAGGAAAATCTACCGCTGCCGCTACCATTTATGCCACGCTCAAACGCCATCACATCGATTGTGAGTTGGTAACGGATTTTGCCAAAGATATGATTATTCAAGGCAACATATCGGCCATGAATAATCAATTATACGTGTGGGCATCTCAACTCTATCGCAATCAATGTGCGTATGATCGTGCGACCGTTACCATTACTGACACCCCTATTCTATTAGGATGTATCTATAATAGGGATGCCAGTCATTTTATATCACCAAATCTAGAATTAGTCATCTTCGAACAATATAAGAAGATGAATAATTTTAACCTTATGGTGCCACGTAATATGGACATCGAATATTCCATGTTTGGTCGCATTCATACCGAACAACAAAGTATTCGAATTGATCAAGATATTGTTGAATTACTTACCGATAATGACATTCCATTCACCTATTATAGCGATGACGATTTAGACGATATTTGTGCATCGATTCTCCAGATTGTTAAATGAAACTATGGTCAATAGATAAAACGGATTGGCCAGATGGTCCGTGGAAAGATGAACCGGATTATGTATCATGGGTTGATAAAGACACCATGTATCGCTGCGTCCTACAACGTAATGTCGTCGGCGCATGGCAAGGACGTGTGGGAGTGGCGGCAGATCATCCACTGTTCATGATTCCCTATACCAATCCGGTGTATCAGCACATCGATGTACATGGTGATATCATGTATACCTCATTTATTGCATCTGATGATATGCTATTTTCACCCCCACAGCGTAGTTGGTGGATAGGGTTTGATACGATGCGAGAAGATGATTATACACCGGGATATAAGCCGAAACAAAAGAATCTCAAGCTTATACCCGAATATGCTGCCACTATCGTATATCGGGATATTGTCTATGTCACCGATGAAATACAGTTTCTCGCAGTCCAGCTATTTCAGTACCAAAAGCATCCGAATCCCATTCTATAGCGATATTTATACCAGAAGGCCATTATCACCTTAACCCATATATCTATGTTTACTACTTTATTGCTGGTTGCGGCTGCTCTTGCCGTTGGTTATTTCCTTGGATATAATCGTCGTGTTGGTCAGGCAAACGCCATCATCGAAAAGATCGAAGACACCAAGAAGTAAATCACCCCCTCAACGCGGTCTACCTATCCAGTGTACAGATAGGTAGACCGTAGTGATTTGTTATGAATCTTACTCCTGCTGGTTTCAAATCTCGCCCCCATCACATCCCCTCCCGTGAAGAATTTGAAGCCGCCATTGCCAACAGCAAATCTAATGTACAAGCGGCCCGTCTCCTTGGCATTTCTCGGAAAGCATTTCATCGACACGCCACCGACTATGGATTGTTTATACCCAATCGGAATCAGGGTGGCAAGGGCATTTCCAAAAAGAAAAGCGTCCCCCATATCTCGCTCCATGAATTGCTGGATAATCAATATCCAGACTTTTCCATGTATGCCCTGCAGAAGCGATTAATTGCGTCTAAATTAATTGAATATCGCTGCATGCTATGTGGGTTTGCAGAGTCTCGGATCTTAGATGGGCGTCGTCCACTCCGATTGATTAAGAAGAATGACTCCGAAGGCATCTACTTACACAACTTACAATTGGTGTGTTTTAATTGTTGTTTCTTGGTGTCTGGTCGAATCCCTACCGAAGTGCGATCCACCCCTGCAATATCGTTAGAAGATGTATCGCCATTCATCCCAGACGAAGAATTGGAAGCGTTCATGCAGAGTCTACGGCAGCGTACCGGAAATGTACATGAGGGTTGACAACACGCGATAGTCAGTGTATTGTTCAATATCAGCGGTTATCAACTTTTGCTCAGGTGTTGCTATGTGGGGTCCACCAGACTCACCCGAAGACGAAGAATACGTAATCCCTACTCGGATACTATGGTTCTCACCAGAGTGCCGATCTGAAGTAACCGATGAAGAAATATCGGCACTGCGAGACGAGGGGATTATTGCAATTTTCACGTCTTTCCGTCCAGAGTTTGTGGGTGATGCGGTTCTACCAGTACCCCCGTCGACTCCCATAAAGACATCTATTCTACGACTTCTTAACACCACGTCACCTGATGAAAAAGGCTAATTGTCGTGGGTGTGTAGATGACTTCTACAACAAGGGTAACAATCCGTACGGGGTTGTTGAATGTTGGTCCTTTTCCACGGCTCAACTTGTTCGTCGTCAACGTATCGGTATTTGGGATACTCCACCCCACACCACTCCACCTGAAGAACTCCCCTCATGTTTCCGACAGAAAGGCTTCATCTTCAAGACGCAGACATAACCGAAGACGAGATTTTCGACGATGACGATGATGGGGATGATCTTGACGACGATGATGGTCCACTTTGGCCATGAATCAACTCGACGCGTTTCCTGATCTACCATCAATCCGTCCTACTATGGGTATGGCCACCATTAAGGCGCGGATTATGGAAGCAGTGCGTAGGGAACTTGAATCATCGGGTACCGGGATTTCATGGGACGACGATGATTTCGAAGAGGAAGATGAATCCTACGGTCCCGTCTATCGTCGTATCTGGGATAGTATTCAGTATAGTCAGGATGGCTATGAAACCGCCCGTGAGATGGATAGCTTGGGATATACGCCTGATGCACAGATGGTCCAAACATTAGACGATCTACCGCTCATTGGGCAACGTATCTTGTCTAAAGCCGTTGCTGAATGGGCTGCTACGCTCACCACCCCATCCCCCTTTGCCATTGGTGATCGGGTCTGGACCACACATACCTCGTACGGATATATTACCTACATCTATGACGACCAGCGTACGTACGGCATTTCTGACAGCCCCACGAGCAACCGATTCCAGATTGTCCCTTGGGAAGACACCTACCGTGACAATCCCCATCCTATCCAAACAGAAGACGCTCACCAGACCACAAGCGTGTGATGCTCTTCCGGTATCAAAAAAGGAAAAAGGATCTGCCATTACGTTGAGCGAGAAAGGATGGGCCACGTATTTTACGACAATCATGGACTGGTGGAAGGAAGGCCCATGCACCATTCAACGGATCTTTCGATATGATAATCTGAGTCGTGCATGGATCGTGATGATTTATGCGTCTTCATCAGACTCCTACGAAACCATTACCATCATTGTCGGGAAAGAAGACGACAAGAAAAAAGTCCGTCAGTCCCATCAGATTTTGAGTCAGCACTATCCCACCTTTCCTAAAGCTCTCGTTCTCTGATGCACCATCCCCTGCTTGTCGCCTTACATGAACATCCGGCCACGTATCTCTCGCAACGCACGTATTTAGACACCGATGGTAAATACCGTGGAGAAATCACTTTCCACGGTGTTGTACTTTTGGTGACCGAATATACGTATCCTAACGCGGACGACGCTCATGCCATCCTTCGCAACATGGTTACATGGGCGACGGAGCTTGCGCAGATATGTGTGTTTTTACCTCACTCCGTCCTAACAGAGCATGCGCCGGTTGACGTGATATGACCACAGTTTTGAGGTATGACCACATATCAGGAGTCATATAGATTTGATGATTTCCATATAGCTTCATATGTGTCATGAGTACCACGTCACGTTGTAGAGATGTTTGTTTATGCATAGAGGTCGTATATGAATTCTTCTACTTCAATGGTTGTATCTCGCAAGTGATATATGTCGTGATCGTATAAACGGTGTAAGAGAATAAATGCGTTTTCATATTTAGTACAAAATGCATCAAACCCTTTGTTATGCAGAGTGATATCCACCCCTTGTGTTATAACGTGTTGGTTACGCATGGATTAAATTCGTAAACGAATGAATCGCACTGCCGATTGTAAATATTCGATCCGTCATCATATAGATGCGCAACTTGTATTCCGGATCACATTTGGTATATGCCGTATACAAGATATGGTGCGTTTTGTATACGACGGGATGTGTAAGTAGTATTTGTTTACGCATCACTTCACCATATCAAAGGCTATCGCTGCAAGGGAACGCAAATCTCCCCCGTTATCCATGTACGTCAGTATATACGATTCTATCAACGCTTTTGGATCACGTGTATAATAGATATTACACAACGTTCTATGGGTAACGTGTTCGATGGGATAGGTGAGTAGCTGTTGTTCACGCAAGAGGATACGCCTCTAAGTGGAGCATAACTATCACACTGTTGTTAACAGCGGGCACGTCATACTCCATACGATCCGCCACCGCACGTTCAAGACGATGTTTTGGATCATGCATACTATATTCAGTCATCAACGTATTATGCGTTCCGTGTTCGACGGGGTATTTAACTGACCTCTGCTTACACATCGTGTATAATGTGTGTTATAATGGAGAACTTCGAACTCCGCAGCACATCGGCCACCCGTAGATATTTTTGCAACATCCGTTTACTTCCCTTATAGTGCATTACTGTTGGGATATAATACCGAATTCGTAGCAGTCGGGTAAGCTGAATAACGGATCGCTGTTCACGCATCGTGGTCAAAAAAGAAGCGTTCGTATAGATCTTCCATTACTTCACGCAACCTACGTTCGGGTTGACATATATAGCTATAACTATTCCACCACCATCCCCTTGTCACTCTCGCACGTGAGGATAACTGATTGTGGGTGTCATATTCTATTTGTTTCACCAACACCTTGCTCAACAGGTCTTGTTTACGCATGGCGTTGAATATAAAATAATACTGGCATCACAATCTGTGATGCATCGTATATGTCAGAACTACGATGCATCACAATCTGTGATGGATGATCGTATATGTCAGAACTACGATACACGACACTTCGTTCCAACACCCACCGTTGTTTGTCGCGAGTGTAATATTGATTCATGATCTCTATATGCAACTTTACATCTATACGATAGATTCGTGAGAGTTGTCTACGCATGAAAAAATACTTTTAATCGTATCGGCACAATCATGGCTGATGCCCATTTGAGTGTACGGAATGGGGCATGTTTTTCTACACGCTGCCATGCGATACGACCGAAGGTACGATGTAATTGTGTATGCTGTTCTAGGTCGATATTGTCTGATAGTAAGATCTGTTTACGCATGAAAGCTTCCGTCGTATCCCGGTATACCCGACACCCAATGCTTCCACGGTGTCTGTTTAATCGGCGCTTGGTTATACAGACGTGTCCAAAAGCCGGGATGACGACGCATAACCGCGTCTGTCAATATACTATGGGGTCTAAGTTCGATGGTGTATATTTGAAGTTTTTGATTACGCATCGAACAACGCCTCTTTGAGATCTATCCGTACTTCATGTGTCCAGCGAGACAGCTTACTATTTTCTGTTCGGGTTGAAATGCATGTATCATATGCCACGTCTGCGACCGGATGAATACGACTTGCTACGCGGTAGGCTTGGTATATATCGATGTTCGGTTGTACCGATACACTAAATGAGAGATTCTCTTGTGTGCGCATAAGTGGTCTGGGTGGGACTTGAACCCACGATCCCCTGATTATGAGTCAGGCGCTTTAACCGACTAAGCTACCAGACCAATAGAATGGGCACGGTTATTCTCCATGCCCATATCTACGTGACCCCTACTGCTGCGAAGCGTTCAACAGATCTTCCTTGCTCTGGAATCCTGCGGTCGGCTGTTCCATATACATAGGGGCAGACGGGGCTTCTTCGTCGACCACTTCCGGTGCATACGGCGTTTCAACCACGGCATCCGATGGCGGGGACCATGGGCTGGATGGTGCGGCAGATTCTACTACCGGTGCGGACTGATCGATGATGGGCGACGGTTCAACGGGTGCACTGACTTCGGCCAACTCGACATCCGATGATGTAGCGGCTGACACCATCGATCCCGCCTTCTTCGCCAACTTGCGGGCTTCCCGTTCAGCCGGGGTCAGATTTTTCGATCCCTTCGGTCGACCCTTTGGACGCCCCGTGGATGATGGCTTGGCCGCTTTCTTATTCACACGTTCAGCCGGGGTCAGATTCTTCGATCCCTTGGGTCGACCCGCACGTTTCTTGGGCGGGGTATCACGGACGGGTCCATCGGATGGAATGGCGTCCAACTGGCGTTTGGCCGTTTTCAGTATCGCCAGTTCAGCAGTGCCTTGGGCAATCTGCTTATCCACGGTAGAGAGTAGTTCGTTGATCGTATCCATGGTATGAAAAAGAAAGAGGTGAATGCACCTACTGGTCCACTCTTGCAATCTACGAAGTATTGGAGTATTGTCAAGGACACCTATCCATCATCCCATGCGCACCCAGACAACCGCGTTTCGGCCTCGCAACACTGTAGTATGCGGTATTTCGCCGCGATGGATCACCCCACCATATTTGATCGGGTATATCGCTGGCCTCGGCATCCCGGCCAATCGTTCTCTGCAGTTATACGTCAGTAATATTTTCGACGCCGATTTAATTTCATACTGTCGGTCCATCCCCATATCTACTCGTGCGTAACCAACGACTCCGGAAATTTAATCAGTCGACGCGTTTCCTTCTCGCTATTCAAGATCGGGCATATAGTCAGACGACTGAACTGATATGGTGTAAAATCAGTGCCGATGTGGACGAACCGATTTGGGATGATACATGGAATACGGTTCTACGCCCTCTGTGGGTTCATTTTTGGAGTTGGATGGGTGATCCGGATGTGTAAACAGGCCCTCTGTCGATCAGTAGGAACGATGCGGCCATCATTCTATTCCATCACCGATTCCAGATTCCCACGCGACGTGACGATATTCTTGGCTGGTGTGGAACAACTAAAGATAAAGCTGCCACTCGGTCGCTTCGTGGTATCGTTGATGGACATTAAAATCGACGTGATGGCCAAGTTTTATGCGTAACCAACAGTATGTGTCTGGTATTAGCACTCGGCGGTTGTTTTCAATAGTGCAATACCGTGTACCTCAGCCATTGGTAAACAACCTGTTTTCCCATCGGTACTGGATTTTCCGATATCTCGTTGAAGACTATGCGCGTTCAAACCGCCATCAGTAACATCACACCAGCTATTCCGTTGTTTACCAAGGATAGTCGGGTACCATTTATCAGAGCTATTGATCATCGCGTCGATGCCAAGACACGTCCTATCACGCTGATGTTGACACGCGTGCGAGGTTATTATCAACTCATGTACCGTTATTATGCGTAACCAGACGAATATCCCCATCAGTTATATAAAAGATCAGATGCGGGCACGTATATACAATAGAGACGCTGACATATATAGTCTCGCGTGGAATTATCCGTGGAAAGCAGTATTCATTGTTTCCATTTCACGGTATCCAACACCTGACTGGATCGCTCACTTTGGGTCATATGACTAAACAACAGAATCTGTCTGAACGGGTTTCTGGTAGGGTGCGGGGTAGAGTGTATGCTGGTGTGGATTTTCCGTATACCATATGGAATCATCCACTAGTTGTATATCGCCGGAAGATTACTCGTTATTTTCACACTCGCCTCCCACCCACCAACGAGATTAGACACCGGATCACGATTCCCATCTTGTGATTCATCGGGTACGGGTTAGGTTTCAGGGATGCGCAAACAACACAACGTCTGGGAAGACATCTTCATCAACATTTACCGCGATAGTATGATGCCGGTGTCTCGTCGGGTTGCTTACCGATTACGTAACCGTGCATACTATGGTGTGCAGCATCCGATCCAGATACACATCAATACGCTCCGTGGGAAGCTCACGTCCCTATACCGGTGGTGGTCTAAATGAGACGCCAACCCGTCAACCGCACCATCCTCTGGACAGAATTACACTGTCGTGAGATGATTCCTGTCGATACATATGTCGCCCACCGCATCGCCGTTGGCGTTCAACGCACATGTGGATCGATTATCACCATCATCTTTACGTTACAGACCTATACTCATCGCCCGTCCACATGAGACATCAATCGTGTATTCGCACCGTACGACAGTATTATCTAGTGCATCTTCGCATTCGATACTGGAAGGTCATTATGCGTCAGCCCATCATCCGCATACCCGATTTATCCCACGATAATATTTCATGGGAGCGTATTTTCCGATGAGACGCCAATCGATCAGTTCAGTGGGTGCATCTCCTTCATTATGGCGACAGATAAAAGCCTATAGTGAACTGGAAGTGCGCGTAGCCATCTATCGTACGACGGATGATCTTGTGGAAGTAGGGGTCACGGCAGCACTATGGCAGAGTGTGCATCGATGAGACACCAACGTCGAATTAGCGTATACACAACCGAATCAATATGGGATTGCATTCGATGTGCCACCCATAGTTCAATACGATATGATATGTACGTCATACTAGAACCACTGTTTGCGTTTAAACGTATCTCAATACATTCTATGGGCGCTGCGATGCGTATATGGATCGAACTATGAGACACCAACATTATGTGCAGGTATACCGTCCTAACTGGGTGAGCATACACCGGAAGACCACCATCGGTTGGCGCTCTGACGTATATACCATCACCAATCCGCTGTTGGCACTCAAAAGTGTGAAGTCCGTTGTGCGAGTTGATGTCTCTCGCGCCATCACAGATACTATAGTACGCCGCCCATGAGACAGCAACGCTCTCTATATACCGCGCTTCGCCATAAACCGATGTATGCCAACTGGGATGCGATTTGGCTGTCGGTCCCCTCCGAGATACGCAGTCACATTTATAACGCATTCCGCCCAGACGAGATTAATGATATCTGTGGAAGTATGTTTGTCGAACTATTTTCATGAGACACCAACATCGATGTCCAATTCGGACGCATTTCGAAACCGATGGTATATTAGAACATATTGTTAATTACGCACGAATCGTATACACAACTCCCATCGGTCAACTCATGGGTGCCTTGCGATGGGATGCGGGGTGGGTTAGTATTACTAATGCGTCTACAACAGCTTTACACCCTCAAACCGATTCTCACCGGCATCGTCTGGATACCGTTCTATGATGTGATCGGGGATTGGTATCATCCCGGCATCATGCAACAGTGGCGAATGCGGGTCACCCTCCGACGCGTTATCCGACGACCATGAGACAGCAGACTCTTCGGATTGAAGTCGGCTACTGTAACACCGCGTCTACCCCTCAGTGGTATATGTACCAGACATTATGCCATGCCCTCTTTCGGGTTAAACTTCTCATATGGTATGTCAAAGAGTCTGGTCAGTTCGTTGCTAAGAGTACATTCCGATGAGACATCAACGTTTCAATATTCTTAACGCCCGACACCACCCCAACGAGTTTTATTGGTGGTTCAATCTCACTACCCCCAATATCATCGGGCAATTCAGTGGGCTTCGGAATATCTTGTGGTGGATCATTCAAGTTCGTCACTTCTCATGAGACACCAAACGCTTGCCATCAGTCGTCGGCAACATCTCATCGCCGACATACCAGAAAACTCCGCATTTTACCGGTATACCACCAATAACCTGCTATGGAGATTTTTTGCGGTGTTACGGTTTGAGATATTGTGGAGTCATATTGTCGATCTACACAACCGATGAGACAGCAAACCAATCGTCGATATTTGATGTATACCCACCTGAACCAAACCCTCTCTCAGTTGGTGCAACATCATCAACGTCGATTCGCAATATATAGACGCCTTATGACGATTACGGTGATGGCTCGTGACGGTATCACACATACGTTGTTCTTCACATGAGACAGCAACGCATCTGTTTCGACCGGTCCCTACCTACCACCACCAAGTTTCCAGCCGTGTGGTCTGCATACTATCCGGCGTATTTGCGTTTCTTTACAGAGATCGTTATGTTTCGATGGAGCGTCCATAACTATGTCTTTGTCCTATGAGACGACAAACCCAAAATCCATGGATTAGACGGTGTATGATATCTCCATACCTTCCGATACTCCCCGACGATAACCCATACGTCCGATACGCGTTCCAACTGAAAGTTCCTCAGTTTCGGATCTTTGTCGATTTTTATTGGACGGTCTTCCCCAAATGAGATCGTAAACGGTTCTTTTATCAGAAGTGGAACCGGTCAGATGCAACCATGCAAAAATGGGAACTCTGGCGGCTGATTACTCGGATCACCACCCCTCTTTTATCATGAGACGGCAAACCCTTACTATCCGTCGTCGTACCTTAACAGATTGTGCTCAGATCACCCCTACGTCATATCATCGTCTGATCTGGGATAAGATCTTTTATCAATTATGGTTCGGTACCCATCGGACTGTCATGTATGGGATGCAGCGACCTATAGGCTCATGAGACACCAAACCCTTGCCATCCGTCATAGTACATTTGCGATCATCTCCCCGACGCAGTTTCACCGCAATGTCTGGAATAAGATCTGTTTTTCTAGTGTATTGCAACAGAGTGATACCTATATAACCGATCTGCGGTGGGCCATCTACGATATTTTTTCATGAGACACCAAACCCTCGCCATCCATCATCCTTATCGCTTTCATCGTGCGGTCACACTCACACCAAATGGGTTGACCCATCTATGGTATAGGTTACATTATACCCATCCCACCTTCTTGCTCTTTTCAGAAAATCACCGGCTGTTCGGGGTGATCCGCTCATGAGAAAACAGAAGTATCACCCTCGGTATGTGGTGTTCTTCCTGTCTGGTGATGAGATTACGTCTACTTCATGGCATCGGAAGCTCTGGGACCGGCTATCTCGGAGTTGGCGACTTGGTCCATATTTCTTTCCTACCCTGCAACATGCGCTGTGGAAGGGATTAGTACTACCATGACCTACCAGACCATCCGCCATATCCCATTATTGCCGACACCGTTCTTCTGTACACGGAACCATTTGGAGTATATTTGTCTTATACTCCAACTCGCACTCCATACCACCCTCCGGTCATGAGAAAACAATCCGCACATCAGATGGGCTTTATGGAATACATGGAATGGCAGCATCGGCTTCGGCACAGCGTGAATGTTGCATATTCTAATGTCGCGACCTTTCAACTTCGGTGTACACGCCCTATTCCGATGACGTTTTATGATGAGTTATATGCCGGGGTGATTCGAGGGATGCGTAGCTACCTCGTGGGCGTACTGCGTGGGGGTCTTCCATGAGAAAACAAACTCCTGTGTTGTATTACGCCATTGAGTATATAGTACCTAGAGGATATACTTTCTGGTGGACGTTGTATCAATCCTTTCGAATCTTTGCGGCAGTACATCGGTATATACGTCACTCATGAGAAAACAACGACAACATCTTCTTGGTATCATGGACGCCTTTGAGAAAACCCATCGATGCCACCATGCCGTGAATGTGGTGTTCGTAGATAGTACCACCCTCGTGTGCAATTACCCGATCCAAGGGGTCTTTTCTGATACCTTGTATATGGAAGTGACGCGTGTTGTGCGAGCGCATGTTGACTCCTTCCTCCCACATCGTGTCACGCTAACTTGATAGGTCAGTCATTTTGACCGATGTATACCAGAAAATAGGGGTTTTTAGGTGGACTTTTTGACCGAATCGGTGGACTTTTTGACCGAATCGGTGGACTTTTTGACCGATTATATTTCCCGAATATTTTGTCACACTCAGATAGACCACACGCGGATACCCCTCCCCCTATATGCAGAAACAGTATTTCGTCAAATTTGGCATATATTCACCCAAGGAAGCGTCTATTTTTATATCAATCCATGCACACCCGCAACGCAAACTACGGAAGTGGGCAGATGAAGTACATTCAAAAATTGCATTCACCACCACAGACGGACGAGATTACTATCATGCGATGGGGAAACATGCGTAAACAACATAAGAACACCACAATGGGGATATATGGAGACATGGAACATCGTATTTTCGGTTCGCTCACCCCATTTAATCCATCGAATGTACGGACGATGGCCAATTTCGTATTCGGCTACGTAGATCAACACATAGTATATGGACGACGCTATGAACGGGCCGTCTTCAATGCGTAAACAAGCATACCATAAACTCGGCATCCTCTCCAGATACGAAAAAGACACCTATCATCGTGTAAATGTCCAAACACCGAAAGCGCAATTATGTGCCGTAGACCGTGTGTTTGGGTATCTTCGTGATACTATGTTCGACGTGTATACTATCGCATACCTCGTTCAACGTCAGCATGCGTAAACAGCGATTCCGTATGGTGCATCAGTTCATGTCGCCTCAAGAACATGAAATCTGGCATCAGGTAGCGGATGTCTTGTCTATCCCGTTTATGCGGTTTAACTTAATGAGTGGGAATGCCAACGAAACTATCTACCGCTGGTGTATTACTCATGCGTAAACAGCGATATAATAAAGACTTAGGGATATATGGGGACGTTGAGGGACGTCTTTTCATTTCACTCACGGTCTTACAACAATCGGTTCATCGCATAATAGCAAATAAGGTATTCGGTCATGTAGATCGACGTACGGTATATGGACGTGACTATTCGGAGACACCCTATCATGCGTAAACAATATGTCAGTAAGAAGATCGGAGTTGGGAATGGATATGAGAACGTGATATATTATTCGATTTCAGAGGCAGATAAAAAGCGAGTCTTATGGTCAGATACGCTGGATGCATTGATGATGTTGCGACTCGTTACCGGTATTCCATACTCTCATGCGTAAACAGATCACATATCCGTTCGCTATTGGTGACCTTTTCGAAGATATGCTGTATAAGAGTATTAAGTTGATCACACGACGGACCATACGACAGCATCGCCCCACTGTACGGTTTAATATCATGTGGGAGATGCATGTGGGTATTTCCCGTGTTATTATGAGTAAAAAATACTATTTATAGGCATTCCCTTTTTATGGAGTATGGGTATGCCTATTGTATTATGTGTGATCTTCTTTGGATTGTTACTTGCGACCATGCCTCACCATCCCCATCCTTAAAGGGAGATCGCATCATCAATAGTATGGATGACGTTGATGGGGATGTTTATACGGTCAAACAGATCATTAATGTGTCGTTGATTGTATAATTTCTGGAAGGCTGACCCATGGAAATCTGGATGTTTAGACGCCAGATTCCAAATATGTTGCGTAAAACATGTTGGGTAGCCAATATCGTGTTGTTGCCGCATGGGTATGATGCCCTCACTATGAAGATGGCGCTATGATGTTGCCACTATGGGCTTCCAACTACGGTAAAAATGGCTATGAAGATGACACTATGACGACATCTCTATATCCCATTCTAGACCTCGTGCTACCCAATATAGACTATCATCAGGATCTATCCATGGGATATGCATAAATAAAAAAGGCGATCTACCCATACACAGTCCTGATAGTTTCATCCCTGTGTATGGGTAGATCGCTATGCTAACCTGACTACGCATGGCTATGATGCCTCCACTATGAAGATGCCACTATAGGCCATATACAATCCATACAAGATCGCGTGCCATCCTATGTAGTGTATTTTGATCATCTATCCACGGGGTATGTATAAATAGAAAACGCGATCTATCTTGACATGCCCGTGTTATGGTAGGCTCTACGGTATATCGCATCGCTATGATCTCTTGACTACGCATGGTGCCTATGTTCTTCGCTTATGGTATCAAGGATATCTTCAAGGCTGATATCCAAACCGTTAAGTGTATGCAACAAATCAATTCGTATCGCGTTACAGAATCTATTCTTCATGATGCGACTACGAAGAATATACTGAGTAGTAATGATATCGTCTTCTATGTTTACTTGACTACGCATGGCCTATGATCCGCCCACTATGAAAAGGGTGTTATGTTGTTGCCACTATGACAGATAGCCTATGGTAAAGCTACTATGATCGGTCTACTATGGCAAGAACGACTACTATGATCCCCTACTATGCATATATTGGCTACTATGATCGGCCACTATGCGATATAGGCGATATCTACTATGCGAAATCGACTACTATGGGTATTGCCTACTACTATGATCCGCTATAGGGCCGGAGGTATGCCTTACTTACAAAGGTAATGAATATCGCTATATGTAGAGTGGTTTGTGGACCGACGTACAGATCATACATATACCGTTTACCATTACTATAATACCACATAATGGCCTGTACTATGGTGCTACTGGGGGGTAACGTGATATTCTCTTGGTATCTCATGGACCGACTACCCAGTAATGTTGGACGCTATTGTACTGCATGGCCTCTAACAGATCATAAAAGGTGGCGTTAATCACTACGTTGAACTGCCAGAAATTCATCAGCATGGGTTTGGACGCGACTATATCAAACGGGTGCTCAAAGTAGGCGAAGGTATGCTGCCGTTGGTATCTCATTTGACCATGAAGTCGGTATGGAGTATGCGACGATACAGGATATCCAACCGCCAGAATACCATACGGGATAACACGTGATATCGGGTATACATACTATTGAACAAACGGGTATATCCGGTGGGTGATGTGGTGCCCAACTTGATCTTATGCTGAGTTCGCATGATATCGGGTGACGGGTGAAAGGGTATGCTTTAATATACACATTATGGCCCAATAGTCAACGTCTAAACGCGTCAATTAGAGCAGCTTTGTGAGAATGACGCCGCGATTTAGGGGCTAAGTGTATACACATCAACAACTTACGAACGCGCAAAAGAAAACACGAAATTTCTTTACGAAATGGCCTATTTCCTGTTGACATTGGATATTGGCCGATTAGATTTAGTTGTGTAGGGCAGACGCACAACGCGATGTCCGAGCAACCAAAACACCTGACACACCATAGGAAACTACCATGTCTGCATCTGTCCAGAACGTGCGCAATACGCTTGATTCCGCCATCGCGACGAAGGAAACGGAATTGGCGAAGCTCAAGGAAGTTCGTGCCACGCTGCGCAACATTCCCGATGATTTGATCACCATCACCACACCGCGTGGCCGTCCGAGTGCCAAGTCAACCAAGTTCATGATCGAAGCGGGTAAGCGTGGCCGTGGCCGTCCGGTCGGCAGCACGAACAAGCCGAAGTCGAATTCGGTTGTGGCTGACTAAACGCCAATAAGTTTGCAGATATCTTATCAAAAATCTGCAATAACCGTAAACGCCCCTTGGCTCAATGTCAAGGGGCGTTTCGGTATTTATGGGAATTGTTACAAACCGGCAGAAAAGGAAGGGTATATAGTGACCGGTTTGGATAGGGGGAGGGGGTATATAATATTCGTGTATATTCAGGGTTGACAGTGTTTAAACAGCGGTGTATATTCCTTATATAACCTCAACGGAGACGCCAACGTGATCGCATTCGCTCGCAACGCCAAGATTCCGGTCAGCCCCGACAGCTACATCCAGTGCAACGCCAAGGGTGTGCCGACCAGCTTCGTTGGACCCACGGCGGTCAATTTCTTCCGTCTGCACATGATCTGGCGTGGACTCAAGATGGAAGTCAAAAATCCCGGCATGCGTCTCACCGCCAAGGCTCCGAAGTGCACCACCATCGTCAAAACGGAATTCGGCTTCAAGGGTTCCCCGGCCAAGTTGCTGGAACAGATGGACGCCATGATGGAAGTCCTGAAGAATCCCGCCGCACATGGTCTGCCCGTGCTCACTGCGGACGAAGTACCATGAAGTATATTCGTGTCACCATCCGTCGATTCCTGAATTCTCTCAACGAACCTATTCACCTCTGGGAGTGATACCATGGCATTTGCCGCACAGTTCAAGGTGTTCGACGATCCCAAGTTTTATCCCAATGGGGTTGTGGTCGCCACCGAGGATGAGGCTCAGCGATATGGGAATATGAAATATCGCACGTGGATGCAGTGCGAATCGTTTCAGGTGGTCCCGTCCGATGAGCAGCCGAATTTCACGGTGGACGAGCAGGGACTGTTGACCGAGATCGCCTTAACCCCCTTGGCTACATAAGTCAAGGGGGTTGTTGGTTTTTTCTAGAATTGTTACAAACGGGCAGAAAACAGAAGGTAGAAACTACATGACAGACAGCATAAGGTATAAACCATATGGTGGAAAACTCCTGCCCGCCCAAGTGAATACCTGAGCGGGCTTATTGGGTTTTAGGACAGGGACAACAGGAGCCGCAGCATGGCCTTCCGGAGTCGCTTCTGTTCTGCACGCACCTGACGATCAGACATCGTTACCTCGTGAGTGAAAGGGTATGCTTTAAATATACCCTTTATTTACTCGCTGTCAATACTCGTTGATGGAAATTGCAAATATTTGTTGACGAGTATCGGGAGCACTGCATGGTGGAATTCTTGTTGGTGTGCTGACAGCGAATCTCCCACGATTGAATTCCCCAGACAGGACCAAGCATAGCCACCGCTGATTGAAGTGTTTCAGCGTCAACTGTGCGAGTCTGACGAGGGGAATTGAACGTAGGCCGGAAGGTAATACGAAAGGTGTCCATCACAGTTCCGAGAATTTTTCGCAGAGGGTTTCGTACACCCGTTGAACCATGGGCGCAAAGGTGGTCACGTTGGCATCGGTAATGATACCACTGGCCACCAATTCCATCAACAGGGTTTCCATCCCATCACAGGCGGCGGAGAATTCCAGTTCTTCCGGTGTCTTGCGATCATCGGATTTACCACGTCCTTCCAGAATACCCAACGTCGAAGACATGAGGATATTCGCAGGATTCGTGTCAGACACCTGAAAAACGATTCGACCGTGATCCGTGGTAAGTTTCAGTTCATGCATGGGTTAGCTCGGAAGGACGATGAATACGGCGATTTGCTCACCATGGATATTCGCCAACGGACTGGGTGCCGACACATACCCCCATTGCGAATTGCCGCCATGGATCACCGTCCCGATCTCCCAACGGGTTTCATGGAGACGACGAAATACGATCTGCCTCCCGTCGTATCGCAGTGCCCGAGTATTGTCCAGACCGCCGAACAGTTCTTTCATGGTGATCTCCGATGAAGTGATATCGTAATATAACCTGAATATTTCAAATGGGAAGGGGTTGACGCGACGTTTATACGTGATTATGTTTAGGATATCACCTCAACGGAGATTTGATGCAAGCTGAAGTCAAGTTCATTCAGCGTCGGTCACACACACGGGAAATTGACGGCAGCGTGATCATGCCGCAGGTAAGCATTAACGGCACGTCGAAAGGGGAATTGATCGACCAACAGCAAAAGGTGGTTGATGCCCTGTCGGAAGCCGCTGCGTTGATGCGTGCTGCGATGCCCCATGGTCGGGATTTCCAATACGATCCCCCGGCAGCCATCGAAGCGCGTGAGGATGCCATGAACGAGATTGCCACGGTGCAGACGTTGATCGACCGGCACAACCTCATTATCGGGCATCTGGTCGACGGTTGACAGATCGCCACTGGGGTGATACATTCATAATATCGAAATCACCCCAGTAATCGCTCACCCCAACAGCCCAATAATGCGGCATCTAGCGTAGTACAACACCGCGAGTGTGTATGCAACCGTCCACATCGGCACTGCCCATTAGGGGAATAGACCGATGCCTGAAAAGTACCGGCGTCAACTGGGAAAAAGTAAGGGGTGCAACGGGTTTGACGGCCCGAGACTGATTTTTAAGAATGGACAGTACGGTGATATCAGTCTAATCACCAGCATATCACGGTTGCCGATACCGTAAAAATCGGATGGCGGAAACGGTTTCCAGTCAGTTTTCATCGGGTTGTATTCTGACTCTAAACAAAAAGAATGTACCCGTTGCAAACGGCCACCATATACCTTAACCGGATGGTGGCCGTTTGCAATTTCCGGCACCATATACCTTCTACCTTTCAGCTTCTGCCCGATTGTAACAATTTCGGACGACCCCTTGACAAAGAGATCGTCCGTCTTTAGGTGGCAATATTATATCGTCATGATATACAATTGTCAAACCCCTTGACAATGTTCCGCCAAGGGGTTAGAGCGATTTAGATGTGGACGACGAACCCGCTGGTATCCCGTCGTGCTGGTCCTTTCGCCACCAAACCGACGACGGTGTTTTTCGGGTCCAGAAACCGTAGATCGTGCGTGGTGCCGTCAATCACCTTGAACCCGTGCCAGCGAGACGGCAGCGATTTTTTGAACACAACCGCGACGTTCACACCAGCATGCAGCGCGGAAATTGCGTCCATTTCGTTAACTTCCGACCGCGAAAAAGTCAAGTGATAGTTGGCCGGAATGTTATCAAACTTGGTGATTTTCCGATAATCATAAAACTGAATATCGGGAAACATCGCCATGATATTCGGAAAGAACGCACCATCGGCAGAGAACCCGATACGCTCCCATGGAATATCAGACGTGCCATTGAGACGGATGCACGGCGTCAAACCCATCTTGTGCGCCTTACGCGTGACGGTGCGAATATCTTTCGCCAAACGGACCATGAACGCGTCCACATCGGCAAAAAATTCGTGTGTGCGACGGATACGAGCGTTCTGGGTCTTCTGGTAAATGCCACGACCGGCGCGATTCAGGCACCCAAGCTTGCACCCTTCCGAAGCCGATGCACACACGTTGTACCCTGAAATATTCGAAGGCGCAAGATGTAGAATTGCCGTGAGAAAACCCTCGCTCTCACCTTTCACAATCTTGGCGTTCCCGTACGTCAGCAGTTCCATCGGTCAGGCTCCCGTTGAAGTGATGCCTTAAATATACACCGTATAAACGCGGTGTCAAGTGAATATTTCAATCTGTCGCGGAATATTTTTGCATTGTTACAAACGGGCAGAAGCTAGAAGCTAGAGGATAGAAAACAGTGGGTGCGAATTCGGTCAGACGTGCGAAAGCCCCTCAGCCTGTCCGAGCACTGAGGGGTGTTTCACGTGGAACATCACCGGAATTCCATCATCCGGACTGCCTTACGCCAATCGTTAGACGAGTCGCGACGGGCCATAAGCACAAACGGTACCATCTTGACAGCGGTGCGGATTGACACCTCCTGCAAATCTTCCGTGTGATCCCGAATGAACGTCATCACATCCGTCTGTTCCTGTGCCGTCAACCCACGCTTTTCCAGAATCCGGTGCCGTTTGATCTGCATGACGGTCCAGAGATACCGCGCATGGTTCGAATGCATGCCCAAATCCAGATAGTTCACACGCGACGTGATTGCCGAGAGGTGCTGAATTCGCGCATGCAATGGATTCCCGGTGTTCACGATATGCCGGAAATTCTGATTGCTGAGAAAAATCAGACTCCCCTGATAATCATATTCGTTTGGGGTGTCACCTTCCAAGCTTGCCCGCGTGCCCCATGACATCTTCCGTGACGGCTTGGAATCCATCGCGGCTTTGAGCATCATGACACCCTGCGAGTCGTTCAGCAGCGTATCACTGTCGTCCATCACCAGCACGTTGCCCTTATGCCGGAACTTCCACAACCGTTCATACAACGTGATCGGGGAAACGTTGGAACCTTGCACGATGGAATATTTCACATCGCGGTCCCGGAATGCTTTTTCCAGAATAGCGGTGGACGTTTCGGTCTTGCCCATGCCCGCCGAACCCGTGACGATAACAGCGGGAAATTCACCATACGTCGCGCCATCCACGATACGACAAAACATATCATATCGCGCATGCATATCCGCCATCAATTCGTCATCGGTCTTACCCGCGTCCCGATGAGCCGGTGTGGTCGATACACGTGGGGCCGGTGGTGCAATCGTGATCCCTTTCGCAGCGGGCAAATCACGCGCATCGGGCATGGTGATTTCTTTGATACCCGCTTTGGCCGCACGCTGAGCCTCACGAACCATATACTCGACTGTCGCGTCACTGGGCGGCTTCCCACGACCAGTGCGTTCCACGATCTCTCCCGCCGTTGTGTCAACCACATATTGGCGAGACTTGCTGTTAATCAGAACGTGCATATTGCTCCGTGGTAAAGGTGATATAAGGAATATACACATCATATTCGAATAGTCAAGCCGTATAAACGAGGTGGACGATATTCAAATATGTCAAGGGCGCAATAACCATGCCGCGATATTGTTACAAACGGGCAGAAGGTATAAAGCATATGATAACAGCCGAAAGGTAGAAACCGCATGGTGGCCCGTTTTTCTGCGACCACTTGACACCACGTTTATACGATGTTAGGTTCCAATATACCCCAAACGGAGCACATCATGAAGCGCACGAAAGCATGGACATTGCAATATCGGTGTGTGATGCATGGCGTGTTGGTTGGAATGGGTGCCACGCCACATGGTGATTTGACGTACATGAAGGCCACTGATACCGACCCGCAATATTATACCATGCAGACCAAAGCAGGTGAATTGCGTGTGGTATTGTACGACGATTGGATTCACATGCGGTTTGAAGATATGGATGCGGCCCGTGCATTATTTGACCCATGGAAAACCAATCCCGCGTGTCATTTCAATCGGCATTCAGGAAAATACAACCTCATGACACTCGCCACTCACACGGTAGATTTGGCGGTTGTCGATCTGATCAATCACATGTCTATCGTCAGGAGTTAAACATGCCGTCACGTCGAGAAGCCACGGAAGCCGCTACGAAATCCGCATTCTGGGTGTTGGAAACCCTGATGTCGGGCGCATTCAGTAACCCTCTGCCGAAGTTGATGGCAGAATCGCTGGATGATGAATATGTGAATCAGGTGCGTGCCGCGTTTATCAACGAAGGAAAGAATATGGCCACGGACGATATTCGTGCGCTTATTCAGCGGATCATCCATGACGCCCGTGGTGCTGCGTTGAATGCTGTACACCTCGCTGAACGGATGGCTTGACACCACGTTTATACGGTGTTAGGTTACAATATCACCTCAACGGAGATCGTCATGAAGGGTAAGTATCTCATCACCAACATTCCGGAAGTCTCGTGAATACTCCGAATCGTGAACAGTGGCTGACCGATCTGTCACATTCCATGGTCGAGCGTGTGGAATCGGTCACGTCGGTCAAGATGCCCAATTTCAAGATTTCGGTCGGATTTCCCTCACGCGGCGCACTGTCATCCCATCGTCGCACCATCGGCCAGTGTTGGAATAAGATCGTCTGTCAGGATGGATCGTTTCAACTGTTCATTTCCCCGCTCTTGGGTGACATGATGGAAGTTGCTGGTACGGTGGCGCATGAACTGGTACACGCGAATATCGGAACGGAAGTGGGTCACCGTCAGCCATTTCCGAAGTTCGTCCGTGCACTGGGATTGACTGGCAAGCCAACTGCGACGGTGGTGGGTCCGGAATTCATCGCGTGGTCCACTCCGTTGATTTCCAAGCTTGGACCATATCCGCATTCGGGCATGATCGTCAACAGCAAGTTCGTGTCACAAGACGGTCGGATGATTAAATCGCAGTGTCCGTTGTGCGATTATAAGGTCCGCATCACTCAGAAATGGATTGATGCCAAAGGGTACGGATTTACGAAGTGTCCCGTGCACAACGTTCTCATGACGAAAACCACGAAGTAATAAACGCCGTGTCAAGCCGAAGGTCCAACTGCCGGTATTCTCGATGATTCTCCGATAGTGCACCACTGGACCAGTAAGGAATATTAGTCGGATATTCCTCGGACAGCTTGACACGACGTTTATACGTGGTTAGGTTTAATACATCACCTCAACGGAGACGCCATGTACGCCAGCACGAACTTCAAGACGAAAAAGGAATTCAAGGAAGCGGTCGCAGCGGGCAAGAAAGTCACGCTGTATGCGCCGGGATTCGGTTCCCCTGCCGTGAATGGTAAGGATACGGTCGAGGGTCCGTGGTATCCGAAGCCGCACACGTGGTATGCGTCCGTGGTCATGAAAGATGGGTTCGTGGTGTCGGTGAAATGATTCAAGTCTCGGTGCGCCACAATCAGCGATGTCGGTCACTGGTGCATGATATCGTGCTGATTGTGGCTGCCGAACATGCTGGTACCTGCACCACCACAGTAGCCGATCCCTGCGATATCATCACGTTTCCATCGGTTGAGCAACGGGACGCATTCAAAGCCGATGCCGCGAAAATCACCTACCTCACGGTCGAATAACATGGCACTCGGAATGACACCCGCCGAAGTGGATAAGGTTTTGAAGCGTGCTGCCCCGCATATCAAAACGCTTGATATTCAGGGGTCCGACTCAAAGGATTTTCATGATCTGCACGTGAATACCATTCGCCACATTATTCTCGCAGCATATCAGGATGGGTGGGCAGTTGGATGGAACGCGAAAAAGGAGTCCGATGAATGGAAAAAGGAAACCGTTGTATGAGCATCTACCGATACAACTGGCTGGCCACCACGTGGAAACGACGGATGTTTATCGTGGTGGCATTCATTCCGCTGGTAATCGTGTACGCACTCATCGGCATGGTACAAAACGTGATATATGTAATCAATGAGTGCTGGCAAGGGTGGAACGGATATAGCTGACGCTTGCATAGGTCAGCTTTTTCGCGCACCATCTATTTTCTACTTCTCACGCAGTGGCTTCTGGCCGTTTGTAACAATTCACATGGCATGAAAAATAATCCTTGACAACGTGTATAAACGTCCACCCAAAAGAATCTCGTCCCACCCCCTTGACACGGAAAAATCACGCCATTAAATTAAAGGCATAACTTCCATCTCGGGGACAGTCATGCAATGGTCACTTAAGCAGGTCGATATCTTCACATGGGCAGCCACGGGCACCGGCTCGGCCATTGTGGAAGCCGTGGCAGGATCGGGCAAAACCACCACGTTGGTTGAACTGGTCACGCGCCTGAAAGGGACGGTGGCATTCGCGGCATATAATAAAGCGATTGCCGTGGAAATTGGCGCAAAGTTGGAAGGGAAGGTGGATTCCACGAAAGTCAAGTCGGGCACGTTCCATGCATTCGGCTTCAATGCGTGGCGTCAGGTGGCCCCGAAAGTCAAGATGGATGGCAACAAGGTCCGTGATATTGTCGCCAAAATGGATATTCCAGAGCGGTTCCATGCGTTCGTGACCAAAGCGGTCGGTCTGGCACGGCAATGGGGGATTGGTGCTCTCACGCCATTTGACCATGCCCCGTCGTGGGATAATCTGGTGATCCGGTTCGAACTTGACGGCACCCTCACGACGAAAGGTGAGGATATCGACGCTGTAGATCTGGATGAACTGACGGCACAGGCCATTCAGTATTCCATCGCGGCGCTCAAGATGTCCTGCAAAATCTCGGACAAGATCATTGATTTTGATGACATGATCTATATGCCGGTGTTGCAGGATGT